ATGCGCGTCGCCGACACGAATGGCGCGCCCGTTGAGGTGATCGTCGGTCTGGTACGCAGCAACTTGGATGGCAGGTGGCGGAGAGGTCTGGCGATCGGTGCCGGGCCGAGCGCGACGTTCACGATCCCCGAGACCACCGACCTGATCAGAGCGCTGGAGCAGTCGACCGAGGACCTGCGTCGCGTCGAGGGTCCCCGGTGACGGCGGCCGTGATCGCGATGACCGACGAGGACTACGAGCCGTGCTACTGCCCGGACCGGATCCTCGGCGGTCAGGTACATGACCTCCTGAAGACGGAGCTCGCGGACGGATCACTGCTGTGGTTCATCCCACGCTGCCAGGAGGGCGCGGCCGTTCCGCGGCGTCTTCCTCGCATGGACGTGCGGGCCCAGGCTCCCCCGCGAGCCCGGACCTGTGACGCGTGCGCGTCCCTTCGGCGCCGCGACCGAGTCGTCCCCTGCCCGCTGGCCTGGAGGCGGTCACCATGACGACCTCCGAATACTCGCGGCCGGAGATCCCCGCCGTGATCGAGCTCGGCGGCCTGCGGGTCCGCCAGGCCGGGGCGTTGTACGTGCCGGTGAAGGGGTCCGACGACCGCGCCCATTGGGCCTATCAGCCCCGGCTCCGAGTCGGCCGGATCAGCCTGTGGTGCCAGGACTACCGGTTCAGGAACTCGCCGTCCGGCGCGTCGGCGTGGGCAACCGAGGAACTTGGGTTCGCGCCGCCGTGCGGGTTCTGTACCCACCTCGCTCCGCTGCCTACTCGCACACCAGCCCCCGATCGAGAAGAGGCGAAGTAGTGGAGCCACCGATCGAGTTCATCCGTGACCACCGTGACGCATTGGGCAAGCTCCGTCTCGGCAGATTCATGCTTCTGCCATGGGAGCAGGTCGAAGACCACGACGACTGGTTTCGTGGCCTCACCACGGCGAGCGTTGAGCTCGGCGTCGAGGTCCATCGGAACCCGATCCCGCCGAAAAGCGTCACCGTGGTCTTCAACGGCCAGAAGATCCCGCCGTTCGAAGCCATCCAGTACGGCATCCGGCGGCTCGAACATCGCCGGTTCATGCGCCGCGACGAACGGAAGCTGATCGTCGCTGGGCATCGGGTGACCCCGGGCGGGCTCGTGATCCCCTCCGCTTGAGCGACCTGGCAGGCGCGACGGCGACAGCTGCGGCGCGCCGGCCAGGTTCCCCACCCTGCTCGTCGAGACCGGTCCTCTTGGCCTCCCCGGAGGATCGGCCCCCGCTCGGCGAGCAGAAGGAGTCCGGGGTCCTGCACGGGGGCCCCGGGCTCACAGCTCCCCGGCCGACGCGTCTTCCCCCTAGATCGGCGCGTCGGCCGGGGTTCCAGACCACCACGTCGGGTTGGTGGAGGGTCCAGCGAGCGGGCCCGGATGGGGGCGAGGGCCCCGGCGCGATCCCAGCGCGCCGGGGCCCTCGCGTTTCGCCTAACGACCAGGGAACGGAATGCCCAACGACGACCCCGCGACACTGGCGGCCGCGTACGTGGCGGGTGCCACGCTCGAAGGTCTCGCCGCCGAGCACGGCGTCAGCTACCGATTCGTGCGCGACAGCGTGCTCGCCGCCGGTGTCACGCTGCGTCCGCCGAAGATCCTTATCCCGGAGTGCCCGCCGGGCATGGTCGAGATGTACGAGCGGGGTGCTTCGATCCGACAACTCCGTGCCCGCTTCGGAAACAGCTATGACCAGACACGCCGCATGCTGCGCCAGGCTGGGGTAACGCTGCGAGGCCGGGGCAGGGTCCCCTACGAGATCGGACGCCAGCGGTGACGAACGACCTCGGCGCGCTCAGGCGTGAGTACGACGGCGGAGCCACGATCGCCGACCTGGCCAGGCGCCACGGGCTGACCAACTACAAGGTGCGGGCCCTGTTGCTCTCGGCGGGGGTCACGTTGCGCCACGTCGGCCCAGCGACTCCGCCGGCGCCGCCGGGGATGGCGGCCAGGTACGAAGACGGCGCGACGATCCACGAAGTCGCCGCCATGTACGGGTTTTCGTTCGGGGTGACGCGGCGGATGCTGCTCGCGGCGGGGGTCACGTTGCGGCAGAAGGGGCAACGGCTGTAGCCGGGTCCCGTCTCTGACCTGGAAACCGACTAGCGAAAGGAGGGCGGCCAATGATCATCGATTGGTGGAACGTCGGATAGTCGCGGCCGAGACGGTAGCCCGTTCGCGAACAGTGAGGGCCCCGTACCCGGTTGGGTGCGGGGCCCTCGTGCTTTCGTCACCTGCCGCGTCGCTGCAAGCGCGGGCCCCGATCCCCTAGTCGACGGGGCCGCCACGCGGCGGTGGCGCAGGCGGCAGGCTGGTCACCACCGGCGTCCCGTCCGCGCTCACGCCGTAGCTCGGCGGCTGGTTCGAGCCCAGCAGCACGCGGGTGAGCCACGGCGGCATCTTCGCCTCGGCCGCGCGCAGCGCCGGATAGACGACCGCGAGCGCGGCCGGGATGAGCACCATCTGACCGAGCCCGTCGATGGCACCGGTGACGGAGTCCGGCAGGCCGAGCCCGACCAGCCACGCGATCCCAGCTGCCCACACGCCGGGCACGATCGTCCTCAGCCACGACACCAGCCGGTCGCCCAGCCTGTTCACTGGCCACCGCCGAGCAGGACGGCCGCACGGTCGGTGACGGCCTGTGCGATCTTCTGGGCATCCTGATCGCTGATCGCGTCACGCTCGGCGAGCTCGGCCACGACAGCGGCGGACAGAGCCGGAAGCAGCTGGGCGGCGATCTCCTCGGCGCTGGCGCCCTCGCTCCGACCCAGCAGGACGGCGACGCCGGCGGCGGCCTTCGCGGCGTCGAACTGCGTGTACCGGACGTGCCGTGAGAAGGGGATCTCGTTCTTCGTTTCGGGCTCGCCCGTGGTGACACCTCGGGACATCAGTTCGTTGACGGTCGCTTTCGCGATCGCCTGGATCTCTTCGGGACTGGCCACGAGTTCCTCCTGGGTCTGGCCGCCGAGCAGGGCGGCGAGTTGTGCGCGGGTGCCGCGGAACGCGGATGCGTCGAGCGGCGCGTACCCGGCGATCCGGGCCGAGCTGGTGAACTGGAGCAGCGCGACGGGCAGCCCGCCGTAGCCGTCCCAGAAGTGGGTCGGGACGTCGGCCCATTCGGACGCGAGCGTGCCGACACGGTTGTCGGGGTAGCGGGAGGACCACAGCGGCGGCAGCCCGGCCAGCGACGGCGAGCCGAGCTGCTGCCAGTACCAACGCGGGATGTAGAGCAGCGGCGTGCGGTAGCCCTCGGCGGTCAGGAGCCGGATGATTTCGCGGGTGAGCGCGACCCCGCCAGATCCGTGCTCGACGTCCAGGACGACCGGGACGTCCTTGGGCACGACCTGTTTGATCTTCGCGACGTGCGCGGCCGCCGAGACGTTCCCCCGCTGATACCAGTACGCCCCAACGAGCTGCCCCGCCGCACGCGCCTCCACGAGATTCGAGGCGAAATCCGGGTCCACAAAGGACGAACCCTCGCCCGCCTTCATGAGACATAGCTCGCAGCCGTCCCGCCGGGTCTGCGCCAGATTCAGGCTCTTGTCCTGGTGGTGGGAGATGTCGATGACGAACGTGATCGGGTCGGCCATCAGCTTCCTCCAATCGGTAGCGGTGCGCCGGCGTCGGCGACGCAGACCCACCAGGTTTCGGTTGCCTGCCGTCGGGACTGGGCGGTGTAGCCGTCCGGACACGTCGGCCCCGGCGGTCCCGTCTCGCCGTCGGTGCCGCGGCACTGCGCGGGTTCGGCCATACACGGCGGGGTCTGCCCGTCCGCGCCCTTCTGGCCAGCCGGGCCGCGGCATGGTTCGGTAGCCTGCCCGCAATACGCAGCGACCTGTGCGGCCCAATCCGGTGTGGGCGCGTCCTTGCCGTCACGGCCGTCCTTCGGTGACGGGATCTTCGCGACGACCGCGTCCACGATCGGGTCCAGTGGCGGCGTGGTCCCGTCGGCGCCGCGGCACGGCCGGGACGGCGCCGCGCAGTAGTCCGCGACCGCGACCCGCGCGGCCTGCCGGATCACGGCCGGATCCGCCGCGGCGCTCGCCGTCACCGGCACAGGCGGCGGCTGCACCACCGGCGTCCCACCGAGCTGCTTGACCTGGTCGGCCAGCTTCGTCGCCGCGACCGCGCTGTCCCGCGCCGACGTCTCCAGCTCCCCGATCCGCTCCCCCTGCGACACGATCCGAGGTCCGAAGTAGACGCCGACGACGAGCAGGCTCAGGGTCAGCACGACGGCGGCGATCCGGGCGACGTGGTCGCGGCCGGCGCGGGTGGCGTGGTCGGCGGCCTGGTCGACGATCTCGCGTGCGGTCTTACCGGTCACGGTTCCTCCTCCCGTCGCAGGCTCTGTTGGATATCGCGGAGTTCATCGGCGTCAAGTTCGCCGTCGGCCAGGGCTTCGAGGAGCTTTTCGGCTGTCTCGGTCGCGGCTTCGGTGGCAGCCTGTTTCGATGCCTTTTTCGGTGCGAGCCACGTTCGGTAGACGAGCACGCTCGTGGACACGAGGATGCTGATTCCCGTGGGGATCGCGACGACCAGGTCTGAGAAATCACTCACCGACACCTCCTTCGTGTGCATTGTGGACAGTCATGTTCAGGCGTCGACGCAGGTGACGGTCATCGTCCACCAATGGCTCGGCACACTGTTGTCTGCCGGGATGGTTCCTGTTCCGGTGCTCATCGCGCCGGTCAGCACGATCACGTACGGGCCGGTGGTTGGCGCGGTCACGAAGCCGCGTACAGAGACGATGTGGTTGTCTCCTGCTGTCCGGGCCATGTTGGGGGCGACCGCGCCGCCGGGGACCACGGTGCCAGAGGTGTCGACGACCGATCCGGCCTTGTACTTGAGCTTGAGGAACATGTTGGCCCCGACGGCGGAGGAGTTGCCCACGCCGGAGAACTCGATCAGATACTTCCGCCCGGTCACGAACGGGACGGCCGAGAGGGAAACCTTGACGGCTTCGGTCGTCGACAGGCTGAGTGTGTCACCGGTGCTGGCGGCGGCCTGTCCGGCGATCTGGACTCCGGTGGCGGCGATGGCGTTGAGGTCGCTGGCGCGAATCTTCTGCCCGGCGGCGAATGTGACGGCCATGATGTTTCTCCTTACAGGGCAATCACTGGGAGGTGCCAGACGGATACGGGCAGTCCGGCGGCGCGGGCGACAGGCAACGCGTCAACGGTGATCGTCTGGGGTGAGCTGGTTCCGCTGCACGCGGTCGCCCGTACCTGAATGCCGCCGACGTCGAGGTAGAGCGGGAAATCGTCGGCCGCCGTGGTCCACAGTGGACCGGATGTTGTAGCCACGGACAGCGAGGTGGCTCCGGCGCTGGCCAAGGTGTTGACGGTGGAGCCGTCGGTGTCGGCGCGCGCGAGCCACGGATTCGTGTCGCCGGTCGTGTCGGCGGCCTCGGCGACCGCGAACGGCTGCGCGGGGCCGCACGTGAAGTCGATCTCGTGCAGTTTGCCGCCGAACCGGCGCCGATATCCGTACACGATCTGCGACACCGTGCCTTCGATGATCTCCGGCTTGGCGTCGGTGATCTCGATCCGGTCCCCAACCCACACGCCCAGCAGGTCCAGGTACAGCTGCCGCGAGGCCAGCGCCAGCTTGGAGACATTCGCGACGACACTCGGATACCGGGACTCGTCAGTAGTCCCGGCATGAACAACCCAGCTGGCGATGTCCGCCAGAGTCGAGTCGTTGCTCAAGCTGTAGGAATCGGAGTCGGCGTACCGTCCCACGCCTTCGCCCGACGTCGGTGACGTCAGCGCCAGCGGCCCAGTTTCCTGCGTGGCCCGGTACGAGGAGCCGTCTACGCGGGTGGCGACGAAGTCATTGATGATCAGCTGGTCGTCATCGACCGGGCCGAACGGCGGCTGCACCTGACCGGCCGCGTAGTCCAGGGTGAGGAACGCGTCCCGGTTGTACAGTCGCCGCAGCATGATGTGCTTGAGGCCAATGACGTCGCGTGATTCCAGCAGCATCCCGAGGTCGGTGTGCACGGCCTCGTCGAGCAGTTGCAACAGCGTCAGCTGCTTCTGCTTCCCCATGAACGCTTGAACATCGAGCGTCGATCGGTCGCGCTCGAACGGGATGTCGTCGTTTTCGGCGCACAACCGGATCAGACGCTGCCGGACACCCTCACCGTTGTAGGCCTTCAACTCGTCCGCGTTGGCGAAGATGCTGATGATGTCGTTGCGTAACGCCATATGTCCGACGGCGGTACCGACGAGCTGCAGGTAGGGGTTCACGATCAACTGGGATGGCGCGCTGAAAGTCTGGCTGGCGACGGTGCCGCCGTTGAAACCTCCCGAGGTCTGCCCGGGTTCAAGTTGCGCCAGGGTGTAGTCGATATTGGCGCCGTTCTGGACCAGCTGGACCGAAAGCTGCACCGGCCGTCCGGTGAAACCGCCCGCAAGCAAAGCGCTGGTATGGATCGCGACGCCTAAACGATTGTAGAAAACGAAGTAGATGCTGCCGTTACCCGAGGTTCTGTACGCGATATCAACGAACCAGATCGTTCCGCCTTCGAAATGAATCCGGACGATCGTGGCGGTATCCGTATCACCACTATCCGGAATGGACACCAGGAAAACCAGCTGCGCCTCCCCGGTAGCCGTGGCTGACACGCGCGGCGAATACCAGCGGGAACCGTTCGGTTTCCCGATCGGCGCCGAACCCGGACTGAAGTCCGAGTTGGACGCGAGCTGTGAGGACCCACTGCTCATGTCGATCGTCATGGGATCGGTGTTGGGCAGTCCGGAAGCGATGGCGACGGCCTCCGAGCCGTCCTCGATCGGGTAGTACAGCAGGTGCGCCGGCGTGGTGTTGATGTTGCCGCGCGTGTAGGTCGAGGGCAGCGTGGCCGCGCCCTGCGACAGCCGACGGCGCAACCCGGCCGCCTCCACGCGACCGTAGATGTCGTTCCCGGAAACGTCCCACATGGTCGGCCACGAGGTGGCTTCCCCGTGGAACTGGTTGATCCGCACCTCGAAGTCATCCACCGACAGCGCATAGGTGGCGTTCGTGTTCCCCGCCCCGGACACGCCGTAGACCCCTGCCCAGCCTTTGCCCCGATCCGCATACGTGATGCCGTTGGCTAGGCCCTCGGTGGTGGTGCCCTCAATCAGCCAGTCGAACGGCTCGTCGCCTGTGGCCGGCCACACCTTCGCCCGGAGTGTCTGCCCGGACATCTGCGCCTTGATCCGCAGCTGCTGTCCGGTGAAGGTGAAGTCGTCCGGCTCAGCCGCGGCGACGATCACTACGTCGCCGCCGGAGGTGACGTTGATGATGTCGAGACTCGGCACCTCGGCGGCCGAGATCGTCAGCCGGGCAACGAAGTAGTCGTCCACGGCGACACCATCGAGCACGACCCCGAACCCGACGGAGCCGCCGGTGACGTTGCTGAACGGGAACGTGAACGACGCGGCGACCTCGACATCCCGGAACAGCTGGGCGGCCTGATAGGCCAGCAGGGACTGGCCAGCGGCCGTGAACGACAGGGTGCCCGCGCTGCCGGTGGTCGCATAACGTGCCGCGGTGCCCGGCGTCGTCCATGCCTGCCCCGTCGTGCCCGTTCCCCACCCGTTCGCCGTCGACCGCGTAAACGAATCCGTCGCGACCCGCGACGCCACCCGCAACGGCGTGTTCTGGCCCAGCGACCCGTAATACGCGCCCAACGGATTACGGGGACTGTAGTCACCACTCCGATTATTGACCGTGAATGTGCACGAAGCAGGCTGCGGAGTAGGTGACCGCGTCACCGAGGAAGAACCGTACGAGACCGTGATCTGATCGGACAGCCGGATGTCGCTGGTGATGTCCGTCCACGTGTCGTTGACGAAGATCTCCGCCACGACATCCTCAGGAACAGCAGGGAAAGTCATCGCCGCTCACCTCTGTCCGAACGCGAGCTGGACGTTCCCGCCGCCATTGACCTTGACGTACCGGCGGATCATCTCGGCGAACATGCGCTCGAGATCGCTGCCACCACCGCTCACGACGAGCTCGATCTGTGCTGGCCCGGAACGACCGCCCGTCGGCGTGACGTAGCCGTTGCGCGGCGTGGCACTTCCCGCTGTGATCGTGTCGGTCCATCCGCCGTAGGTGCGGAGCTGGTCCTGGTCGTCGGCGTCGAGCGAGCCGATCCCGTAGGCCTTCGCCTGCGCGGTCAGCTTCGCGAACCCGGACGCCGTGTACTTCGCGTGCGGCCCCTGCGGCGCCGGACCGTAGAACGAGGGCGGCACCCACGATCCGTCCTCGGCCTGGACCATGCCGCCGCCCGCAAAGCCGTTCACGCCGGCGTTGATGTCCTCCAATAGCGGCCGCCACTTGCGGGTCTGGGACGCGCGGATCACGAACTCACCATCGGCGACATCCACGCGCCCGGCCGACGACAGCGCACGAATCGAGTCGGACGTTCCTGTGCCCGGACCGCGGAGGAATCCGCCGCCGGTGATGTCGACCATCGTGGAACCGCCGGACGCGAGGCCTGTGACTCCGCCCATCGCGAACGCCTTACGCGGCAAGTGCTTGATCAGACCACCCGAGGCGCCGTACGCCGGGCGCCCGGTGAGGCTCGGCTGGTAGGCGCCGCCTGACGTACGCAGGTCCACGACCCGATTGATGATCGTGTGCGTGACGGTCTTGTTGTAGAGCGCGTCCTGCGCGCGCTTCACCTGGTTGATCGCCTCGACTGCCTGACCGGTGTTCGCCGCGATCTTGATCTCTTTGCCGTTCGGCAGTCGATAGACCGCCTGGCCGGTGCCGTCGATCGCCACGGTGAGCCCGGCCGCCCTGGCCTGCGTGACCGTGAACTGCCCGATCGTCTCGGCCAGGGACGCAGGCAGCGAACCCTGGAACGTGTTCGCCAGCTCAACCGCGCGCGTGTTCATCGCCGCCATCGCCTCGGCGTGCCGCCCCTCCTCTGTTGGGGCAGCCGAGTGCGCCTCGGTGCTCTTCTGCACGGCCGAAAGCTCAGCCTGCCAAGCCTGCTCCAACCGCAACAGTGCGGCGGCCTTCTCGTCCTCGCTACCGCCCTTGAGAGATTGGTTGTAGTCGTCGAGCGCTTGCTTCGAGGATTGCTGCGCACCGCGCAATCCGAGCGACGCGTTGACCTGCGCGTAGATCGCTTCGGTGTGCTGAGTCGTCGAGTCGCGGGCCTTGATCTGCGCCTCCGACAACCCCGTCAGGCCCTGTTCTTCCAGCTGGTAGGCGTCATACGCCTCGCGAGCCGCACGGGCTTGCTGCCCGATCGCGCCCGTGCCGTTCAGCAGCTGCACCAGGTGGTTCGCCTGCTGTGGGCCGAGACGAGCCATCACACGGGAGAACGCCTCGTTCGACGCGGTGACCTCCTGCTGCGACTTCCCTGCCGCCTGCATCACCGGGTTCAGCTCGGAGTAGGCGCCGCCCTGCTGAAGCAGCAGCTGGTTCGCGCCCTTGATGAGGTCGATGTCCCGCTGCTGCGCGCCGGCCTTCTGCCCTGCCGTCTGGATCCAGCCGTTCGTCTGGTCGGTGACCTCACGCATCACACGGGCGTTCCCGGTCGCAGCGACCGTCGCCCTCCCGATGCTGACCCCCGCCGCTTCAAGGTTCGCGGCCGCGTTCTTCTGCGTCAGCGCATGCGCGATCGTCTCCTTGGACGCTTCGGAGATGACACCTTTGTCCTTGCGGATCGCCTCGGTCAACTCCGTGACGTTGTTCTTGTGCTCCTGGGCCCGTTCCGCGGCTTTCTGCTGTGCCTCCCCCAGCCCCCACAGGGCGATCGACAGGCCAGCCGTGGCGAGCATCGCCGGGCTCAGCGCCGCGTCACGCAACCCCGTCATGGCGGTCTTGAACTTGTCGCCGTTCGTCTGCGCGGACCGGATCCGCTCGCCGAGCCCGTCGAACGACGCGGTCGCGTCGACCCCGAACTTCCGCATGAGCATGCCCGCCGCGAGGAACGAACCACCGAACTGCGTCACCTGCGCCGGGATCAGCGAGAGCCCCGCTGCGATCCCGTTCACGACCGATAGCGCGCCGACGCCAGCCGACCCGAAGCCGTGCAGGAAACCGACCGCGCCGCTGCCGGCGGTCGTCAGGTGCAGCAGCGTCTGCTCCACCTGGGTCGCGGCCGCGTCGAGGATGCCGAGCTCGCGGTGATTCGCCGCAAGGTTCGCGGTCAGGCTGCCCGTGAACGCGAGCGCGTTCCGGACCGTGCCACCCAGCCGCGCGATACCGGCCCCGGCAGAGTCCGCCTCCCGGCTCATGTTCGTCAGCATCTCGGAGGCGCCGGCACCAGCCTGCTTCATGAACGACCCGAGCCCCTGCACCGCGGGGCCCGCTTGCCGGGTGACGGTGAGCAGCCCGGGCATCGCGTTCTCGGCCAGCCCGGTGATGCCGTCGGTGAAGTCGTCGACGTACCGTCCGGACGCGGACATCGCCGCATCGACTTTCGGGGCCAGCCGGTCGAAACTGGCGCCGAGCTTGCCCGACACGACGAGCGCCTCGTCCTCGAGGTCGGCCGACATTCCCTGTGTCGTGGTCTTGATCCGCTGCCCGAGGTTCGTGTACGAGGTGGCGACCTTTTCGTTGCTCGCCAGCCCGGCGGCTGCCACACCGAGGAACAGCGCGGGCACCGCCGCCACCGCCGCCGCGACGCCCGCGACACCGACGGCCGCCGCGGCCGGGAGCCCCAGCGACAGGCCGCTGAAGACCAGGCCGTCGAACGCCTTGTTCGCGCGCCCGGCCACACGCCTCATTTCGTCGTCGGTGGCCTTGCCGCCCTTGCGGGCGCCGTCGCGCATCCCCTTCTCGACGCCGTCACCGGCCGCCTTGCCTACTTCTTCGCCTGCCTTCGCGGCGGGCGCCTTGGCCTTCGCGAGTTCGGTCTCCACCACCTTCGCCGCTTTGGCGAGCTCGGCGTCGAGGTTCCCGGAGAAGTTGCCGGAGAACGACTTCGCCGCCTCGGCCCCGGCCTTCTGCGCGGCCGCGATCGACTTCTTGGTCAGCTTGCCCGAGAAGCTGCCGGAAAACTCCTCCGCCGCGTCGTCACCGGCCTGCTTCGCCTTCCGCCGGGTCGCCCCCGCGAACTCGGCCCCTGCGGCCTCACCCGCCTTCTTGGCCTTCGCTTTCTGTGCGGCCTGGAACTTGGCGCCGTCGGGGTCTTCCCAGTGGACCTGGATGCGGACGTCGTTGCTCACCTGCTAACTCACCTCCTCCCGGTATGCGTAGCGTTCGATTTCCAGCAGCTGCCACAGGCGTTCGTCGGCGTCGAGCACCGCGGTCGGTGACATCCCGAACCGCTGTGCCGTCTCCAGCACCCACTGCGCGCGTATCAGCTCGCGAGGGGCGCCATGTTCATGGAGGCTTCGAGGTCCGGGTCCGTCGTCTCCTCCGTCGGCCAGGACGCGCTGTCGCCAGGCGTCGATGGCTGCTCTAAAGGGACAGGCGGCCGCCCCGCGTTCACCCAGGCGTTCATGATCGCGGCGACGACCGTGTCTTCCGCTGCGATCAAACCGTCGACGGTCAACGGAAGCGTGCCCCCGTTGTCGTCTTCGAGGTTCCACTCGACCAGGACCTGCGCGAACGCGTCGTACTGTTCGCGCCACGACGTGGCGGCGTCGAAGTCGGTCCGGATCTGCACCGAACCGCGGCGGACGCGGACGAACATGCCTTCGAGGGCGGGGTCGTCGAACTCCAGCCGGTAGGTCGTCGGGTTGGCGTTGAATCCCATGTGGACAGCTCCGATCAGGTCCAGGTCGGGACGGTGCCGTCGGCGAGCGCGAACGGGGCGTCGTAGGTGAGTTCGCCGGACGCGGCGCGCTTGACGCCGTAGTCGGTGATGACGCATTCGTTGGCGAGGGTGACGCCGCCGACGGTCATCGTGATCGTGCGGTTGACGCTGGTGGACGACACGGTCGACAGGACGGCGTGCGCCCGGTTCGCCGACGGGTTCACGACACCGGTGAGGGTGCCGGAGGCGTCGGCGAGCAGCAGCAGCCGCTCCATCGCGGACTTGTCGACACCGGTAGTGTCCTGGGTCGCGCGAGGGGTGGCGATGTCGAAGTTCGTGACGTCGTTGCGGATGTCGCGCGGGGTGCCGGACGCGTCGTCGACCGACAGCGTGGTCATCCCGAGACCGGAGATCTTGGCCATGACGGTAACTCCCTTTATCCGTTGATGTATCGGTTGAGGCGGTCCTGGTTGGTGTTGAAGTCGTCGAGCCACGCGTCGGGTCCGGAGTGGACGGTCGCCTGTCCGTCTCCTTCCTCGCGCACGAGGTACAGCTCCGGGCGGCCGAGCGGGACGCGGTGCTGCCGGTAGCACTTCTGTCCCGCCTCGAACCGGAACACCACCGTGGTCGGCCCCTCCCGGGTTTCGGTGTACCGACGGGACTTATCGGCGCGGATGTACGCCGCCTGACTCTCGCCGAGGCTCCCCGGGATTTCGTCGCACCTGGTTGCCCAGCCCTCGCGGAAGTAGACGCAGTCGTCTTCCTCGCACGTCCCGACCCGCCAATGTGTGCCGAGCGGCGCGGCGATCTCGAAGTGCGCGATTCCCTTGATTCCCATGGTGTCGGCTCCTAGAAGGCGGTGGCGACGTCGTTGCGGTTGACGACCACGACGAACTTGGCGTTGGTGAACGTGCCGGTCGTGACGACCCGTAGGTACTTCTCGACCGTGAGGTTCCCGGCGGTCGCGATCCGCTCGAACGTGACGCCGGTCGCGGCGGCGAAGGACCCGCCGGCGACATCGGCCCACGCGTCGCCGACGCCGTTGTCCGAACTCTCCTGGAGCTTGACCGTCACCGAGGTGCCGGTGAACTCGAACACGTGCAGGTAGGCCTGGAGTCCGAAGTTCGACGGGCCGGTGAATCCGGGGCCGGAGCCATCGCCCATGTCCACGCCGGGACCGTTCGTCGCGGCGGTGTCGGTCCGGACCCCGGCGGTGAGGAGCTTCCCCCATTCGATGCCGTATCCGTTGGACTGCGCGGACATCTCGAACAGCACCTCGCCCGACGAAGCGCGCTTCATGTCGTAGTTCAGCTGCTTCGCGACCAGGCACGCGGCCGGGCCGCCGAGCGCCACAGCGACCGGGACCGCGGTGACGAGCTGGTCCGCGGTCGGCAACGGCGACAGCCGCTGATGGATCGAGTCCCCGGCGACCTCGCTGGGGTTGAAGAAGGTCGTGACGTCGATGCTGCCGTCGCGCTGGCCGAGGATCCGTTCCATGGCGCCCTTGTCGATGCCGGTGACGTCGAGCGGCTGCGCGGGGCTGGCCGTCGTGAACTGCTGGATGTCGCCGGACACGTCGTATCCGCTGACCCAGAGGGCACCGCCGAGCCCGGATTGCTTTGCCATGTCAGGCCTCCTGGTCCCACACGTCGTTGATGATGATCGGGACGAGTACGTCCATCGCCCGGTACTGCTTGCCGTCCTGAGGCACGTATCCCGACCGGGCAGATAGGCCGATCCCGTACGCGCCAAGGAGGTCGACGAACCGGGCCTCGCCCTCGACCTCGAAGTCCGCGGTCACCGACGCCATGAACTCACCGGCCGCCGATACGATGCGCGGGTCGATGCCGTCCTGCGGGTCCTGGAGCATGTCGGTGCGGATCCGGACCTTGATCCCGAGCCGGACCGAGGTCGCCGCGACGCCTGAGCGAGCGGGGTCGATGGTGTCGGTGAACACCTCGCAGTGGACACCGAGACCCGGGCCGTTCTTCATCTCGTGCCCGGCGACCTTGTCGAACAGGCCGGTTCTCTTCGCGTGGTCGATCAGGTTCTCCTGGAACACGCCGTAATCGAGCCCGCTCACGAGTTCAGCCTCCCCACAGCCTGGTCGACGAGCGGCACAAGGAGTTGGTCGGCCTGTGCCTCCAGCTGCTGCGTGGCGAGACGCCAGTGGTGGTAGCCCTTGAACCGGGTCGTCGCGTTCCGGGAACCGACACCTTCGAGCCAAGGGCCGTAGATGATGTCGCGGTCGTGGGCGAACTGGGTATCGCCCTGCCGCTCGGTCATCAGCTGGGTCTCGTAGTACGGCGTCGGGTTCCGTAGTGACGTGTCGAGCAACGTGTGGACGTTCGCGAGCGCCTGGCCGCCGAGCCGGGTCAGCCCGTCATCCTCGAGCTGCTGCATTGCCGCGGGGTTCCGCTCGTCGAAAAACGGCCCAGAGACACTGACGGTGGCCATCAGCCCACCACCCTTTTGCGGACCTTGCGGCCGTGCTCGTCGTACACCTGGTCGCGCAGGTCCTGAATGGACTGCGCCATCATCATCGCCGATTCGCCGGCGCGGATCTGCATGCCGTACCCGCCGGCCTCCTGCGACAGCGTGAGGATCGCCTCGGCGATGTTGAGCTGCCGCACCAGCGGCGGCGGCATCCACTTCGTGATCGCGCCCGCGTTGTGCGCTGCCGCGGTGGTGCCGACGACCCCGCGCTGGACGACCAGCCGCCGCGGCGAGTAGATGGTGGCGCCGGTGGTGTGGGCGGCGAGGACGCTGCCGTCGACCGCGCGCGTGACGATGAGCGTGTTCCCGGCGATGTCCTCGATCGCCATGCGTTCACCGCCGATGAGGATCAACTCCCCCACCCCGAACGTGCTGCCGTTGGCGACCTGGACGGTGCTGGACTTGGACTTGTCGGTGAGGTCGGCGCCGAGCGTCTGCCCGGTCGTGATGAGGATCCGGCCGGTCACGAGCATCCGTTCCTGCCCGGCCAACAGCAGCGACCCGACACCGACCAGGGAGCCGTCCGTCACGTCCACCGTGCCGAGCGCACTGTCCACGCTGGACGCCAATGCGCCGGCGTCCGTGGTGTCGTCGCGGTAGCCGTACCAGCCGGTGATGGAGATCGCGCGCTGCGTGGTGTCCCCGGAGGTGAACGCAGCGGAGGTGCTGTCGTCGGTTTCGAGGCGGGTGAACGGCGGGCCGTCGTCCGGGCGGAGCATCAGCTGCGCGTTCGGGAGCGTGACACCGCCGGAGGTCGCGGACGTGATGGAGATCAGCTCGTTCGCGTCGAGCCACAGCCGGTTGTAGCGCGGCGATTGCCGGTTGAGCCAGTCGAACGTCATGGTGCGCAGTTCGGGGTAGAACACGCGATGGCACAAGCGATCGACGGCACGCGCGCCTGCGACGATGGCGCGGTCGACCTGCGGATTGCGCCGCGCGGTCTCTGCCACGTCCAGAGCGGACTTCACGTCCTCCCTGGTGCAGTAGGGAATGTTGCTGTCCATCCTGTGCCCTTGCTGTCTTGGCCTGTGCCGCCCGTGAGCGACATGGGGTGGAGCGGGTGTTCAGTTGTGGTAGGTGCCGACCCGGCCGAGGCGGCGGCTGCCCGCGCCCCAGATCGAGCCGTCGGAACGGCAGTACAGTTCGCTGTTGGGCCCGAGGCGGAGCGGTTCTCCACAGTCCGGGCAGGCCTCCGGGTCACGCTCGCGGTCGTTGCGGAGTTCCTGCGCTGCCTCGTTCACGATGTCGAGGAGCGCGTACCACCCTCCCGTGTTCGCTGCCGCGACCGAAAACCCTTCCGCCATGGCCTACTCCGTGTCGTCCTCGGCCTCGGCGTCCTCGGTCTCGGCCGCACGAGCGGCGTCGTCGGTGAGGAGCCGATCGACCAGTTCCGGCTTCGTTCCCGTGACCGACAGCCCACTGTCGCGGTTGCGCAGCTCGGTCTTCAGGTCCTCGACCGTCATGGCCTCGTATAGGGCCCGCGCCTCGGCGACCGGGTCCGCCTCACCGTCAGCCGACTCGACGTGCTCGCCGGTGGTCGCGCCGTCCGGTTCGGGCATGCCCTCGCCGGTGCGCGCATCGGACGGTCCGTTGTGGACACTGACCTTCGCCATCTCGTTCTCCCTCTGGAGCTGCTCGGCTTCCTTGATCGGATCGTTCGTGCCGCATTGCGGGCACGCGGGAGCGTCGGGCGCGTAGGCCGCGGTGCACTCCCGGCACTCCCACGTGGCCATCAGGACAGCGGCGCCTGGAGGTTCTCCGGCGTGCGCCCGGCGCGCAGGTCACGCAGGAGGTACAGGACGACACCGAGCTGCGCGTTCGTGCCGACGTCGGCCACGTCGAGCGACACGTAGCTGTAGCCGTCCGCCAGGGACTTCGAGTCGACCTCGATGACGAGGATCTGCTGGTGCTCGGCCGATGTGCCGGCGCCGCCCGGGTCCGCGATCGTCGCCGCGGCGGCCTGGGTCTTCTTGGTCCAGGTCTCGGAACCGGCGAGTGCGACGGCGTCCTTGAGGTAGTAGTGGTCGATGATCGCGAGGTTCGCGGTGGTGCCGCCGGATGCGGCGGTGTGCTGCTTGAGGGTGACGGTCGGGTCGTCACCGGCGGTGCCCGCGGCCTTGACGACGACGATGGTGACGCCGCCCGCGCCCTTGAGGGAGACGCGTTTGCCGGTGACGGCGGCGGCGGAGAGGTCGACGGGGGCGGCGCCGATGGAGATGTCGACGCCGCGGCCGAGGAGTTCCTGGGACATGGTGTGCCTTCCTTACGGGGGTTGAGTGCCGTGTCGGAGCGAGGGCCCGGCGGGGGTTGAGTGCCGCCGGGCCCCGGCAGCGTTTAGGCGTCGAGCTCGACGAACGGCGAGAGCTTGTTGGCGCTGCCGTTGGCGGGGGTGATGGCGGACTTCAGCCACGGCTGGCCGTCGACGCGCTGGATGATCCGGAACGTGGTCTTGTCCGAACCGAACTTGTAGTCCGTCGAGGAGTCGGCGGTCATGGCCTGCCGGTCACCGACGAGGTAGTAGGTGAGGTCGGTGAAGGCGAGGTCGCCGCGGGCGCCGAGCTGGCCGCCCTTCTCGGTGATGAGCAGCGGACGACCGAAGATCGACAGCGGCATCGACTCGGACGCGTTGACGACGAACACGCTGTTGCCGCCGGTGCCGACGTCGAGCGCCATGGTCAGCAGCTGCGGGAGCGCGTCCGGGCTGCACGTCCACACGCCGCGGTTGATGCTGGAGGGCAGCATCCGCGCGAACATGTTGACGATGTCGATGTAGTTGATCTCGGTGTTGGTCGCGCGGTCGACGGCGACGGCGGCCGGGTTCCCGGCGCCGCGGTAGCCGAGGGGCTTGTCGACGCCGTTGCCGGTCTGGAAGGCGTTGTCCTCCTCGAACGCGAGCGCCTGCGGCCACAGGGTTTCCAGCAGCGACGCGAACGACGCGATCGAGTCGGCGAGCAGCTCGTTCGGCACCGCCGAGAGGCCGGTGAGCTTCTTCGCGTCGAGCGTGACCCGCCCGAACTTCGGGTTCGAGTCGGTGAGCTCGGCGCCTTCCTCGCCCCAGTACGACACCATGCCGCCGAACACGCTGCCCGCGTTCGTGGTGGAGTCGATCATCGGGAACGGGACCCGCGCGGACTCCATCGGCACGACCGTCGCGCGCGGCCGCACAACGGCGGATTCGAGCGCGATCTGGAGCAGCTGCGCGCGCAGCGTCTCCGGCACGAGGAACCCGCCCTCGGCCGGGATCACCGACGAGGCCGCGTTCGTCAGTTTCGCCAGCTTCTCGGCGTCGGCCTTCGGGTTCTTGTGCCAGATGTTGCGGACGAAGTCCACCGCGTCGGCGAACACGCCGTCCACCGCCGCGCCGGGGGCGTTGCGGTTGTAGGCGGTGCCCTGCCGGTGGCTAGTCAGCATGCCACCGGGACGGACACCGTTCTGCGGGTCGAGGTTGAGCCGCTGGATCCGGTCGGCTTCCTCGTCGGACACCTGCGCGTTCTTCACCAGGTTCTGAATGCCGCGCTCGACCTCGATGGCGATCTGGTCGCGCAGCTCGGTGCCCTCGCCCTGGGCTTTCTTGGCGTACTGGTCGATCCAGTTCGCCAGCCCGTCGGGGCCGTCCTTGAGGATCTCGCCGAGCTTGGCCTTGTCGGTGACCATCTCGCGGAGCTCGTCGGAGTCCTTCGGGACGGCCGGGGCGGAGTTGACCACGCGGCCGATCCGCTGCGCGGGGATGCCGAGGCGGGCGAGGCGGTCGCGCTGCCCCGGAGAGAGCGTCAGAGTGGCGTTCATGCCGGTTTCCTTTCCTACTTCAACAGGGCTGCGAACACGTCGTCCGCGAAGGTGTTGGGCTGGGTGAGGGCGTCGAACATCGACGCCCAGTCGTCCGTCGGCGCCGCCGCCGGTGCGGGCACCTCGGGTTCGGGGGTTTCCGGTTCGGCTGGGACGCCGGCGGGTTCGGAGGTTTCGGCGGGGTCCGGTTCGTCGATCGGTTCCTGCTCCGGCTCGGCGGCCGGGGCGGGCTCGACGGCGGCTGGTTCCGGAGCGGGCTCCGGCTCCGTCGTCTCGGCCAGCTCGGCGACGGGCTTCGGCGCGGGCGCCTGGTCCCGCCCGGCGTGCCGGTATGCGAACACCGTGAGGTCGTAGGACTTCGCCATTAGCGCGTCGATGTCCTCGTCGTCCTCACCGGGGACGACGGACTCTTCGGCCGGGGCTTCCTCGTCGGCGTTGTTGACCTCGTCGCACAGCCCGGCGGCGAGCGCCTCGGCGCCGGTGTACCAGGTCTCCTCGCGCATCGCCGCGCGCCAGGCCTCGACGGTCCCGCCGGCCTGCTGCATGTAGATGTCGGCGATGTTGTTGGACGCCTGGTCGAGGACGTCGACCATCTTCTGCATGTCCGCGGCGTTGCCGATGCAAAACCCGGACGCGTCGTGGATCATCATGGTGGCGTTGCGCTGCATGATGATCCGGTCTCCGGCCATCGCGATGAACGACGCGGCGGAGGCGGCGAGTCCGTCCACGCGCACCTCGATGGTGGCGGAGTGGTCGCGTAGCGCGTGGTAGATCGCGAGCCCGTCGAAGACGTCGCCGCCCGGGCTGTTGATGTGGACGATGATGTTGTCCACGCGCAGCGCCATGAGCTCGCGGACGAAGTCCGACGCCTCGCAACCCCAGTAGCCGATCTCCTCGTAGAGGTAGATCGCCGCGGTACTGGGCTGGTCGACCAGGTTCTTGATCCGGTACCAGGTTTTGCCGTCGGTGATCTCGTCGGCCTGTTGCTGCGTGACGCGCAGACCCTGGAGTTTCCGCTGCGCGCGGAGCCGGGCGCTCTTGGACATCACTCGCCTCCCTCAGATGTGGTCTTCGAGCGCCACACGCCGACGACCGTGCCGCGGCAACGCCAGCGGCCCTTGCAGTCGAGGTAGCCGCCGGTCGGGTAGAGCTTGTGTAGCGGGCCGAGGTCGTCGGTGTTCGCGATCCACCGGCCGTGGATGTCCTTGCACGGCGCGCAGGTGTTGGAGTCCATCTGCTCGGACGCGTACAGCGCACCGGCCGGACCGGATGAGAGCGTCGCGGCGCGTGCCTGGTTCTGGGCGTCGGTCAGCGCGGACCCGAGCGCGGCTTCCGTTGGCGCGTCGGACATCTCGTCGAGGAACGCCTTCATGTGCTCGGCGACGTAGTCCTCGTCCGGCTCCGGACCCGCGACGCGGGCGGCCTCCCGCCCGGCGGTGAGCGCGTACCGGCGGGCTTCAAAGTCGGCGATCTCCCGCGCCGCGGCTTCGAGGTCGTCGGCGGTGGGCCAGGTCGCGGTCAGGTCGACGTCGCTCGCTGCTGCCTCGTCGACGGCGTGCCCGGCCGCGGTCTCCCCCATCGCGGCCATCGCGTCGGCGAGGAGCGTGGTGGCGTCGTCGATGTCGAGGGTGAGCGTGCCGAGGTCCGCCCGGTCGCCGTCGCCACCGAGCGCCGCCTTGATGGCGTCGATCAGCGCCGTGATCCACTGCGACACGATCGTCGTGTTCCACGTTTCGACCAGCGTCGCGAGCGCGGCTGTCCAGGCAGCTTGCACCGGCGCGAGGTCGACGTCGTCGACAGCGGCCTCGTCCCGCTCCGGCCACCCGTCCGGCGGGGACTCCAGCGGCGGGGCGTTCCGCACGGCCTTGCGCAGGAACTCGGCGATCATGGCGTCCACATCGGACTGCCCACCCGCGAGATGCAGCGTGATCGTGTTCCCGGGCTGGGGTGCGCCCGGCTCGACCGGAGCCGGGGCCGGGCCGGGCGCGGGCTCGGGTGCCGGCGGGTCCGGCGCCTCGTCGACGGGCTTGTGCCACACCAGGCCGTCCGGCAGCTCGTACGCTTTCGCCGCGGTGTTGCCGTCGAACCCGACCTCGACCAGCGCGGCAACGGCTTCCGCGCGGGACTTGCGGGCTTCGTTCTCGGCGGCTTCGTCGGCGGGGACCGGCGAGTCGTAGTCGATCTCCATCCCCGTAGTGGTGGAGAACATCGGCAGCAGCTTCGCCGTCAGCACGTCACGCCACCGGTTGCAGCGCGGCACGGTCAGCCACTTCGCGAACACGTACTCGCCGGCGTCGGCGTTCGCGCGGTTGACGTCCTCGGTGATGCCGAGCATGGGCTTGGGGAACCCGAACGCTTCCATGATCGCGTCCCGCGACAGCGCGCGCAGCTCCACGAACTGCATGTCCCGCATGGTGTATTTACGGTCGATCCAGGTGGCGCCGTGCTCCAGCATCGCGACCCGGTGCGCGCGCCCGACGCCGCGGTGCTGCTCGTCCCACCGCTCAGACAGCTCGTAGAACTCTTCGTCCGTCAGGCGCTTCTCGACGGAGATGATCCCGCCGGGCGAGGCGTCGTTGCGGAAGAACGAGGCGTTCCACTCGGCAGCGGCCTGCGCGCCGTAGATCCGCGTCAGCTCGGTCTGCACCGGGCCGAGACCGCGGTACGGATTCATCGGGTTCGGCTTGCGGACGTGGATGACCTGGTCGACGTCGAGCGGGACCTGCTCGCCGTCCGGCGAGGTGTAAACCCAGCCGGTCAGGTACTTCGTCGGGTGCGCGGCCGGGGTCATGCGGTCCGGGCGGATCGGCCACAGCTCGACCGGGATCCGGCCGAACCCCTTGGCACGCGACACCAGAAGGAACGCTTCACCGGTGAGGTCGATGTGCTGCTGCGCGGCCTCGAACAGCTCCATCCGCGTCATGAACGGGTTCGGCCGGTTCAGCAGGTCGAGCACCGCGTGACTGGTGACCTCGACGCGGTCTTCGTCCTTTCCGGACTTCGCCGACCGGTAGAGCCGCCACTCAGTGCCGCCGACGGCGGTCGAGGTCTTGTCGACGATCCCGAACACGGTGCCGTTGTTCGCCATGGCGTCGAGCTGCGCGACCGCGTCACGCCGGTTGAAGTAGGACGAGCGGGCCATGGACGCGGCGCGGGACACGAGCGGGACGGGTGCCTCGTTGCGCGGCCGGCGTCGGGTGGCGGCGCCGCCGAGGAGGCTAGCCACGTCGGCCGTCCTGCTCGGACAGTTCTGCGCGTTCGCGCTTCTCGAAGTCGATGCGGAGTTCGAGGAGGAAGAGCGCGACGCCGGTGGCGCCGAGTCCGGCTTTGAGGTCCCAGAGGAATGCGGCGATGACGAAGCAGGTGAGGCCCAGGATGGTGAGGACAACCCAGCTGAGGCGGGTGAGCGCGGGCGCGAGCAGTGCGGCGAAAGTCCTCAGCATGGGCACAATGTACAGCCCAACCCGATCAAGTGGACACATTGTGCACGCCGCTGACCTGCAAGAATAGGCGGATCACATGGTCTCACGCGGTCTAGCTGTACAGTTTGCACATTCGGTAGACCAGGGAGACCAGGAGTACACAATGGACGGTCAAACTGTGACCCTCGACGAGATCCGGCAGTGGCCGCCGACCACCTCGATGGAGGACGCCTCACGCGCGCTCGGGATCTCGAAGTCCCACGGCTACAAGCTCGCGAAGTCCGGGAAGTTCCCGTGCCGCGTCGTGCCGCTCGGCGACGACCGCGTCCGGATCGTCACTGCCAGCCTGCTCGCGCTCCTCGAGGAACCGACAGCCGAAGGGAGCCGCGAGGAGGCGACGGTCGTGGGCGAGCACTCGATGAAGCCCCAGGGCAGCACGCCGCCGGTCAAAGCCGGGCCGGTCGACTGAATGCGAAGGGCCCTCGACGCCACCGCGTCGAGGGCCCTTCAGCTGACCGCCGGTCCCGACACCAGCGCCAACCACTGCACACCGGATGCTACCGTTCCAGCGCGGGCATTCCCTTGGGGGACGCCAAGACGGGCCAGGTGACCTGGGGCATGACCGGGAGCCTGGCCCGACGTCTATCGCCGCCTCCGCGCCCCGCCCAGCGTCCGGATGTTCGGCCTGCCACCCATATCCCGCTCAGCGACCATGTACCGCATGGTGTCCATGCCGTGGTCGTTCTCCTTCACCGGCTCTTCCTTCGTGGCCTTGTCCTCCCACACGTAAGTCGCCAGCTCCTCCACCGTCGAACACGGGAGCTTCTTGCTCTCCAGCTCCTTATCCCGCTCGACGACCGTGTCCCGCATGAAGAAGATCCGCGGCCGGCCATCCCCCGCCACCTTCATCCTCGACTGCGCCGCCTGGATCCCCGGCTTCTTCCGCTTGTCCGCGCCGGTGTTCGAGATCCCCACGTGCTTGGACAGGGTTTCGCGGTCCTCGGCGTCGTGGTCGCAGATGATGCCCCGCGGTTTCGGCTCGGTCCATTCGCGCAGCCCGGCCATCACGTCGTCGCGGATGTCCTGCGCGGTCAGGACTTTCCGGTCGGGCACCTTGCCGGTGACCTTGGTGACCTGGAGCAGGATGTCGCGGGCGTGGTCCTCGACGAGCCGCTTCGAGTGGTAGATCTCTCGGTACAGGTACAGGCGGCCGTCGGGGTCTTCGGCCCAGCACTGGAGCACGAACGGGTTGGTGTAGCCGAAGTCGACCGCCCACCACCGGGTCCAGGAGTCCGGGATCGGGAACGGGTCGATCAGGTGGATCGTCGGGTTGTACTCCTCGTAGACGATGCCCTCGGCTGCGACCCACCGGCCCTTGCGCAGACGCAGATACCGCACCCCGGTCAGCCCGTCGAGAATCCCGATGTAGGCGACGCCCTCACTGGTCTTGGTGCCGTCCTTGTTGAACAGCCGCGGGTTGTCCTCGTGGCGACAGTTCAACATGGTGGTCTTGCCGGTCTGGCAGCGCTGGTTCAGCCAGTGGGTTTCGGCGTCGGGGTTGGTGTCGGCCATCAGCTGGTGGAAGCTGAGCCGCCCGTTGCGGAGACGTGTGAGGAGCTTCTCCCAGTCGTCTTCGCTGATCTCGATGGCCTCCTGCACGTAGATCACGTCGTACTCCGACGACATGATCTTCGTGGGGTTGTCCATGCCGCCGACCACGAGCCGACTGCCGTTGCTGTACTTGTATGCGGCGGGCTCTTTCGCCGAGCCGCCGAAGAACTTCAGGATCCCGGCCGCGAGCGCCTCGCTCGCGACGTGGTCCTCGAACGTCACCAGCCCGGTGGACGTCAACGACACCAGGGTTTTGCGGAGGACCAGACCGCGCATGCCCGGGTTCGCCAGGCACATCAGGTGCAGCTTCTCCAGGCACGCCCGGGACTTGCCGGTGCCGGCGGGGCCGGACATGAGGACTTCGGTGTCGCGGCAGTGCAGGAGCTCGCGCGCGGTCCCCCACGGTTCGTAGACGTGCTCCAGCACGGCGGGCGCGGTCATGGTCCGACCGGCTCGAAACCGTTACGGGAGCGGACGTCGCGCCAGCCCCAGTAGTAGCCGTGGTCGTCGATGTGGTGGATGCGCGCTTCGCCCGCGATCATGCGGCCGAGCTCGTCGATGGCGACGTTCCAGCGGTAGATGAACGGGCGCCCGACGTACGGTGCGGTGGCGTAGGCCTCGTGCTTCGTGAGGGTGTGCGCGCGGATCTCTTCGGCCACGATCGGCGCGTCGGGCTCGAAGGGCTCCCACCGCATCGGAGTCAAGATCGGGACCATGAGCCTGTCCTGTCGGTACTGGCTTCGGCCTTCGAGCCAGTCGAGCAGCCATGGTCGGTCCCGGTAGGCGGGGTGCCACTCCAGCGGAGCAGGCGGCGCGGTCACGACGACCTCCCTGGCGCATTGGGCCCGGCGAGGCAGGCCGGGGCGACTGGCGGATCGAGCTCACGGGCCATCTGCCGACGCACCAACGCGTCGAGCGGACTGGTCCCCGCCAACTCCTCGCGTACCTCAGGGCTGACGTGGACGTAGGCGTCGCCGTAGAGAGCCATTTCCAGGTCCATCTCATCGAGGCCGACGAGGCTGCGTCCGGGCGGCAGTTTCGCGCTCATCCCGCCATTGTCGCCCGGGAGTGTCCGAACGCGACAGAGCCCGGCCGGAACGATGTCCAGCCGGGCTCACGCGCGGGTCGATCAGAACGGCCAGTCGGCGGACCGGCCCGCCTCGAGGAGCGGGATCATCCGGAACGCCTGGTCGGTCAGGCCACCGAAGGTGTGCCGCGCCTGGGTGCCAGACGGCATCGCGCCCGGCTTGTACCCGGCCATGTTCCACATGTAGACCGGCACGTTCAGCGGCACGAGCGCATCGATCGACGTCTCCTCCATTCCGCCGTACCCGCCCATGTTCGACGGCAGATACCCGGGCCGGGTCTGCTCGTCGGTAATGACGATGACCCGGTCGTGGTTGGCGTAGTGCTGCTTCACCGCGGACGGGATGTCGGTTCCGCTGTTCTGGCCGAACGACTCGATCAACCGGAGCACGCTGCCACCCTTGGTGAGGTTGAGCTTCTGGCTCGTGCCACCGAACTCGACGAGCGTCGCGTCGGCAGCCCGCATCGCCACCGCGGCACCGAACACCGCGGCCTGCTCGGCGAGGGTGATGTCTCCCTTGGACGGCGTCGAGTAGTAGGCGCCGGGGAACATCGACGGCGACCGGTCGACCAGCACGAGGGTGCGGCCGCCGAGCGCGGGCACGTTCCCGAGCGACAGCTTCAGCGCCGTTTCCAGCGCACGCCCCCATCGCAGCGAGTGCGTGTGCTTGTACGCCGCCCAGAACCGGAACGGGAACTGCTTCGACCGGGCGACCTCGTCGGGGTCGGTGAGCCGCGCGATCACCTCGTCAGCGACCTCGTCGGACACGCCTGCCTCGTCGAAGTTCCGGAGGTTCCGCAGCAGAGCCATGTAGCCCATAGACGGGATCACGGCTTCCCAGGCTCGCGCGTCCATGGGGCCCTGGAGCCATCCGGCCAGCGACTCCCACGTCATGCCCGCCTGCCGGAGCACGGAACGCGCGGTGTCGAGTTCGGGGCGGCGGAACAGGTCCCGGCGCTTCTCCTTGTCCCACGCCATTAGCTCGGCGCGCACGGCGAGGACTCCCAGCTCGGCGGGGATCTCGCGGCCGGGGTTGAACCGAACGTCGAGGATGTGCTTGAACAGCTCGTCCTGCGTCGGATCCTTCGGGTCCGGGTGGACCAGGCCGAGGACGTCGGCGAACCGGAAGCCGCGCGCGTCGGAGTCCCACTTGAGGTACGACCTCTCATGGAAGAGCCGGACGGCAGCGTCCGCGATGCCACGCTTGACCGGCTTCGGGATCTTCTTGCCGTACAGGGACGTCCAGTACGCGAGCATCTCCCCCGGCTCGTCCGGGCGCTGGAGCACGGAGTCGATGACGGCACGGTTCGCGGTGGTGGCGACGTAGGACAGGTTGTCGCCTTCCCACCGTCCGGCCGCGTCGGAGGTCTCGTGCGTGCCGGCGGGACGGGTCGTTGCCGCGGCGAGGCGTGCGTGGACGTATTCGGCGGCGCCGACGATCGCAGCGGTCCGCATGTTCGCCTCCGTGCGGAGCCAGCGCAGGAACCGCGCGGTCCATTCGGGGTCGGCGAGCGCGGTCTCCCGCACGAGGTCCGCGTAGCGGGTGTCGCGTTGGTCGCCGGTCTCGTAGAAGGTGTTCTCGCCTACGAAGTTCGAGACGGCGAGCAGGAACAGCTCGGAGCGGGTGTCCCGCTCGTGGCCGGACGCGCCTTCGTAGGTGTTGGTGGTGGGCACACGCGCGGTGTTGATCGGCGACGTGGTCGCCGGGCGGGTGCTGGTGGTGTTGAACTTCGACATCCTCAACCCTCGTTCGTTCGAGGGGAGCTTCGACTTCAGATGAGGCCCGAGAAAAGATCGGTGACGGTGACGTTAGGTGCTCTGCCAATTGAGCTACCAGGCCGGAGCCTGGACGGGACTCGAACCCGCAACCACCCGCTTAAGAGGCGAAGTAACCGTTACCTGCGCACCGGGCACATCTGAAGTTGTGGCTCCCGAGAAATTGACGGCGACGGTGATTCGCGTTCCAAGAGAAGTAACCGTTGCCTTGCGCACCGGGAGTGCTCGCTCAAGCTAGCAGGCCGGGGACTTGTTCAGTCACACGGGTTTTCGATGTGTCGACGAACGGTCCTTCCTGTGCCACCAACGGCGACGCGGCACGTGCTGGATCTCAACGAGGCCGAAGCGGTTCCGCTCGTCGATCCACTGGTCGCGGAAGCCCTTGCTTCGAGCAGCTTTTTCCTCGTCAGTCAGCTGACGTCCGACGATCCCACCCGGCCTGAACGGCGGCGGGTTCAGGCCGAGCCTGCGTGCGGTGCCGGGTCGGATCGGGTGGTCCATGTGGACAGTGTGCGCCACCGTCACACCGTTTCGTCCTTCGTCGGCGGCTGCGTCCCGATGCGGCGCCACCGCTGGCCACCAAGATCCTCGAACGTGATCTCGACATCGCCACCGGGGCCGAGGAACCGCGCCGCCGCCGTGGTGCCGAAGTTGGCCGGGTTCGTCTTCCACGGAGGATGCCAAGGCTCGTTCGGAAGAAGCACATTCTGCGGGCCAAGGCTCATCTCGAGACGAACTACCGACACCGTGTGGTTCTTCAGGTGGACTGCGACGGCATCGACGTGCCGGACCGGCTCTATACCCTTATTCCGGATTTCAAGCAGTTGCTGTCTTTCCCCGTCGACTTCGACGACGACCCAACTCGCGCTCACATAGTGGGCGTTGATGAACCTTTTCTCGGCCTCGCGTTCCGCTTCGCGGCGAGACTCGTCACCCGCGACTCGAAGGGCCACGACGGCGGCGGCGAACGCCCCAAGTCCACCGATCCACTGGCCGAGTCCGGCCCAGTCGGTGGCGCCGAGCCATGCCCGGAGGCCGAACATCACGAGCACCGCGATCGCCGCTCCGGCGAGGAGCCGCCATGTGCGCGGCGAGAGAGTCGGCAGCTTCACGGTGTCCATTCCTCGCGGTAGTCGGGGTGGTCGGCGTACGGCAGCGCAAGCAGCTCCAGGACCATGCTGCGGCTGGGTCGCCGAGTACCGGGCACGAAATAGCGCGCCTTCGGGTTCTCCGGGGCATCGCTGGGGCGACCTGATTGCCCAAGTCGGCAAATGACCAGCGGCTCATTCACGGCGCCACCTCGATGGGACAAATCGGGACCGTGCCGCTCGGGCCGCTAGCTTTCTCACTTGCTCTGTTGGCCGCCTCGCACCCACGTCACGACGTGCCAGTTCCATGAACTTGAGCCAGTATTTCAGGTCTGGTTGGCGTCCATCCGAAACCCAATCTTGAAGTTCACGCGTGAACAGCGTGAAATGGTCTGCCGTGTCCTTTGCCCCCGCAATGGTGATATGGCCAAGTGCTGCGCCAAGCTTCTCCATATCGCGATCGTCGCGGCGCCCGAATTGCATCACCTCGGTCACGGCACGAACGCCAGCGGCATACGCTTCCTCTCGCCGCTCTTCACGCCGTTGTCGGCGAGCGCGCCCCGTTGTGATCATCGAGGCCAATACCACGCCCGACATACCCAGTGCGGCACCGATGAGCGCTGCCGTTGCCGCGTCCACGCTCACCAGCCTTCCGGGTCATCGGCGATAGCGAGATTGCGAGCGCTCACTCTCGACCCTCCGACTTGCGAAGCTCGTGGAGGTACGGCTCGATCTCGGCGTAGAGCACGGCGGGTTCCGTGGTGTCGCGCTGTCGCCACTGCGAACACTCCTCAAGGTCCCCATTGTCGATCGCACCCTTGATCTCGCCGTTCAGCCTGACGAGCCAGCCGTCGACGTCGACCAGTTCGACAAGGTCGAACTGCATCTCGGGCGAGTCCGAGACGAAGTCACCTTGATAGTCACCGCGCTCGATCCGGCTCGCGAGCGCACGGAGTTCCTTGGCATCTTCGGTCGCTCCCCAGCCTCCCGGCAGTTTCGCGATCCGACCACGGACGCGGGCAGCGAACTGCGCATTGGTCTCGCCGGAACGGCGACTCGCGTTGGCCATCAGCTTCTCCCCTGCCTGTCATCTCCGGATCGGTAGAAGTCGCACTGAACGATCACCCTGTTACGGGAGCCTCTGGTTTTCGATCGCCGTCCGGCAACCGGGGCAGAGGATGCCGCCCGGGCCGGGCGGCTGTTCGCCGCACTTGTGGCACGTCGGGGCTTCGTCGGTGGATTCAGGCACGATCGGCCTCCTTGGCGGGGTTGAGCCCAGGCCGGGCGGGTTCGATGCCGGCTTCCCGGGCGATGCGGCGGATGTGTTCGCGGCCGCGTTCGAGGTCGCGCGCGATGTCGGCTTGCCGGACGCCGGCGTTCAGCGCGTCGATGACGGCCGGCGCTTCGCCTTCTTCGGCCTTGCGGCGTGCCGCGGCGATGTCGCGAAGCCGGGCGCGTGCGGCTTGCTGTTCGGGTGTCTCGGTCACCCGCGTCAGAGTACGCCTCTATTGGTGGCCTTTCCTAGTTGCATAGGCCTCCACTGGAGGCCTACACTAGAGGCATACCGAGACTGTTGGAGGACCCGATGACCAGCACCACCGCCACAACCCGGTGCACCCGCTGCGGCTGGGTCCTCCGCTCCGCCGCCTCCATCGCCCGGGGCTACGGCCGCACCTGCGGTGCCCGGATCGCCGCCGCCGCCAAGCTGGCCGCCCACAAGCCCGCCCAGCTGGAGAAGGCGATCGAGCTGATCGCCGACGGCGGCCTGGTCCTCCGGCGCAGCGGCCGGAACCGCGTGTTCGAGGTCGTCGCCTCCAACGGCGTCGACCGTTACCTGACCGCCGCACAGGCCTGCACCTGCAAGGCCGGGCTGACGGGGCGCTTCGTTTGCTACCACCGCATCGCCGCCCAGCTCGTCACCGCCGCCTGACCGTCCACCCCAGACAGGAGACCGAGATGACTGAGCGAGTCTCAGCCGCCACCCGCACACGCCGAGTCCGCAAGGTTCTCGGCCCGGGTCCACAGATCACTTCCACACCTGCCAGCCACACGGCGTATGTGACCACCGTCCACACCGCGAACCCCGCGAAGACCGTCGACATGCTCCGTGAGGCGTTCCCCGCGCAGGAAGTGACCGAGAACGCCACCGGCTTCGTAACGCTCTCCTGGGAAGCCCGTTCCTGATCGTCAGCCCCCGCCGCGTGTAGGCGCCGCCGGTTCGTGGCCGAGCGGGGGCACTCCGAAAGTCCTTTCCTCGCAGCACACTTCGATTGGAGACCCGTCATGCCCATGTCCACCGACAGCCTGACTCACCGTGCGGCCGCGCTGGTCGACGAGATCGCCATGGCCGAGCGCGAAGGCTGGAGCGCGCGCCGGATCGCCGAGCTTCGCACGATCCGCGAGGAGGTGCTCGGCGCGCTGCATGAGCGTGCCATTGAGGACGACGTCGAGCGCCGCATTCGATGGACCCCGCTCCGGAGCTTGCAGAGCATGCTCGCGTTCGCGGAGCTGATCGACACCAGCCCGCCGCGCACGATGATCGCGGTCCGCGTCGTCCGGAGCGAGGTGCACCGCCGCGAGTACTGCACCGACGGCGTGTGGCACTGCAACTGCCACGCCGCCTTGAACCGCTGAGCCGAAACGTCCCGCACGCGGGGCGTCGCCGGAACCGTGACCGGCCTGATGATGGCTCCCTGAAAGGAAATCCATGGGTTACGACATGTACGTGCGCGATGCCTCGGAATCCGCCGAGAACACCTACCTCCGTCGCAGTATCTTCGGCGGCGTCCCGTTCGCGGAGGCGCTGATCGGGTTCGGGATGGGCTTCGATCCGGGCCCGGTGCCGAGCTTCCCCGACCCGGACGAGTTCGACTTGAAGTTCGGCGACGACGGTTGGGAGGGCGAGCGGCTCGACGAGTTCCGCGCGGCCGTGACGTCCGTTCTCGACTGGCACGGCCCGGAGGACAAGACCGGCATCCCGGTGCACAAGGTGTGCAGCTCCAACGACGGATGGCACGTCACGAAGGCCGAGTGCGAGCAGGCGCTCGCCGCATATCGCAAGGCGATGGCGGACGGCGGGGCGCACCCTGAAGCGTTCGACGACGACGTGATCCCGTTCCTGGAGTGCGCCGCCGCGCACGACGGATTCGAGACCTGCTGAGCCGAAACACCGCGCGCCCCTCCCCCGTGCGGTGTCCGGGGAATCGAGACCCCGCTGACGATTGGCTCCTGTCCCGTCAGAGAATGAATTCACCGGCGTTCGCCGACTATCCACATTGGATTCACCATGCCTTCACGCGACCCCGATGATGGGGAGATCGACGACGTCGAGGAGTTCCTGAACACGCTCGACGCGGTCGCGCACGACGAGGTCCTGCTCTCGCTTCTCGGCGAGGGACGCAACCTCGACGTGCCCGGCGACGTCGTAGACCAGCAGATCGCGAACGCGCTCAGCAGTTGGCGCGGCGACGTCGACCGCGAGCCGATGCGGGACGAAGCCATCGGTCAGAAACACCCGGCAGGCGGCGAATGGCCGCCCGCAACAACAGGAGGAACCATGTCCGCCACGGACGACGCAGCAGCTCTGCGCTCCATCCAGCTCCCCAACGGCTTGATCCAGCAGGCCATGACGGAGATCGACGAGGCCGCCAACCAGGCGCGCGCGATCCTCGGCGAATCCGGGACCGGTATCGGCGAGATCAACGCCGCCGCGGCACAGACGAAGGAACAGCTCGACGCCGGGTACTCCCACTTGCAGATGATGGAGCAGGCGATCGACAACGCCGCCGCGAACCTGACGCGAGGCTAAACCCCGCCTGGAACAGCGACCCTTAGCAGGAGGAATCCCCTTGCCCGTATCAGAATCCGCTGGACAGCTCAGAGCCATCGCCGCCGACATGCCCCTCCACGAACAACAGGCCGTCACCACCAGGCTCGAACAGTTCGGGGCGCAGGTGTCGGAGCACCTCGGCAGTGACCACCCCGGGGTCGGTCGAATCCAGGAGGCTGTCAACGCCGCGATGAGCCTGTCCAGCGACGTGTTCACCGCCCTGGAAACCATCACCCAGGTCACCAACGAGGTCGCTGACAGCGTCATGCGCGGCTAGCGTCCCAAAGGCGAAGGCCCCCGGCATCACGCCGGGGGCCTTCGTGGTCTGGTGATTAGGGCTACTGGGTGAGGTTGTACTCGTAGGGGCCTTCCGTCGCGACTTCCTGATATCGGTTCTGCATGGTTTCCGTGGTCTGTGTGATCGCGAGGGTGGGGATCAGCCAGGTGCCGGCCGGGAGGTTCTCGCCGTTGCAGACGGGGCCCGAAGTGGTGATGGTGCCGTCGCCGTTGTCGACGGCGGTGAAGCCCCAGGTTGTGGCGTAGGCGGCGACTTCGGCGAAGTTGCTACCGGTCCATTCGAGCCCTTGGATGACCAGCGGACGCTCGGTGAAGTAGTGAACGGGCACGAGGTTCCTTTCAGGATGCAGGTCTGCCCAGCTTGAGCAGGGCAGCATGGTTGTAGTCGTTGCCGCGGGCTTTCGCGTTAAGTCGTTTCGGTGGTCGTGTTCACAGTCGCTTCCCGGGCGAGCAGAAGTTCGAGCAGCACGGCGCCGAGGGATTCGCCACAGTCGCCGGATTCGGGGATGAGCCACACCTGCGTGTACTCGCCCATGGTGTAGTCGCCGCCCTTCCAGCCCTGGAACGTTTCGCCGAGTGCCTGCCGGGCGGTGTCGAGCATGTCCTTCACCGGGACGTCGTGCGTGACCTCGAACGCGAGGTCCATGTAGTCGCCGCGGTAGGACTGCGGTCGGTGGAATCCGGTCCGGACGCGCTTGTCGGGGTGCGCTTCGTGTTCGCGTTCGAGACGGACGATCAGGTCGGCGAGCCCCAGGTGGGCGGGACGTGGCGTGTCGACCGGCGCGGCGGCCGGAGCGGTCTCCCCGGGCGGGGTCCAGCCGAGCTTGCGGAGCGCGGCGTGGGTGCGGTCGTCGACCCGGATCTCCGCGTCGGAGTCGGTGGTTTCGAGGTCAATGAAGTGGGCGAGCCGTACGACGGCGTGGGTCTGTTGGCCGGCGACTGCGTAGATGGTGAGGTCGGAGACTTGTTTCGCGATGTCGGTGCCGTCCACGACAACGCTGCCGTTCCCGTGTGAGCCGAGCTTGATCTTGGCGGTGGGTTTCACTGTGGTGACTTCCTTCTGGTCAGCGGAGCTGGTCCATGTCGACCCCGGGCAGGGTGTAATTCACGTGGCCGGTGTGCTCGATCTCCTGCTTCACCGGCACCGTCAGCCCGTTGAGCTGCCGGATTTCGCCGACGAGCTTCCGCATCTCCGCGACCGCGGCGAGGATCGGGCCGTCGTCGAGCAGGAGTTCGCCGGCGCCTTCGGCGATCGTCGGTCGGCCGTGCTCGTCGAGGATGGGTTCGCCGAGCCGCATCACCCGGCCGTTCGACACGAGCGGGTGCGTGCCGCGGAGCACGGCGTTGGTGCGGTCGAGGAGTTCCTCGAGGAGCTGGTTCAACTCCTCGCGGTGCGCGTTGACTTCGCGGGCAGGGACGGCGGCGAGCGCCTTGAGGTACCGCTCGTGCATGTACTGCTTGGGGTACGGCTTCTCGGGGTCTTCGTCAGGTCCGCGGTATTTGCGGGCCATGCGGCGGCCAATCTCCTCGTAGGAGACGCGTTCCCGGCGGAGCGCGATGATCTCGGCGTCCATCTCCGCGGCGCGCTCTTTCTGCTCCGGGCTGGTGGTGTCCTGCGACTGGCCCATGGTCACGCCTCCTTGCTGCTGGTGTCAGTGTGCGCCGGTGCGGTTAGTTCGATGTGGACGGTGGCGCCGAGCGCGTCGGTGTAGCGGACGAGAGTGGACATGCGGAAGTCGGATCGTCCGGCTTCGAGCTGCCACACGGCGCCGGCGTCGATGCCCATGCGGCGCGCGACCTCGGCCTGGGACAGTCCGGCTTGGCGGCGGAGTTCGGCGAGCCACGCCCCGACGCCGGAGTCCTTCCGGCGCCGGGGCTTGGTGTTGGTCATCTGGTCCACCGGCGGAGGCGACGCCAGATCTGGCCGACGATCGAGCGCCGCGGCTCAGCGACTTCGGCGACGACGGCCTGGTGCAGCTCGGTGGGCGTGGCCCGGACCGGGCGCGGGAAGGTTCGCGGTGGCAACAGCATCCGCTGCATAGCGGTGTCCATGAGCTCCTCTACCGGCGGCAACGACGGGCGCGGCGGCACCAGCTCGACAGGCTGGACTGGCCGCCACTGGTACGGCGTCGAGTCCTCGACCCGGTCGACGATCTCGACGGGCACGTTCCAGACCGTCGGGTCGGGTTCCCACGGTGCGCGCGGCGCGGCGTTCCGGCGCACGACGGCCCACTGCTCGACGGTGAGCTTGATCGGTTTCGGCGGCGCTATGGTCTCGATCCGTTGGAGGGCGGTCACGAGGTCGTCGAGCGTGAGCGCCGGGTTGCACGGCGGCGCCGTGGTGGTGACGACCTCGGTGAGTCCGTCCTCAGCGGCGGCCTGAAGCGCGGCCGCGAGTTCCGGCCGGACCTCATCGGTCCGGACGCTGTCGTGCGCCGCGGCGAAGTCGGCGTCGTCGAGCTGGGCGCCGAGCCGGGCCAGCTGGTCGGCCAGCGCGACGGCGAATGGTGGCTCGATCCCCCAGCTTCGAGCTTCCTCGATGCTGACGAGCCCGAACCCTGGCTTGCTGAAGTCGACGATCGGCTCCGGTGGACGACTGCGCATCAGCGGGTTGGGCGCAACTCCCAGTTGCTCCAAGTTTCTCCCAGGCTGGGAGTTCGAGTCGTACGGCCGGGCGGGGATCGGCGCCGGCGGTTCTTCCCCGAGGTCCATCTCGGGAGGGGTGAGCGGCTTCGTGAACTGGTTCGGCCAGCGTCGTTGGGCGCGTTCGGTGGCGGGTTGGTGGAGGTCGACGGTGCGGCCGCGGTCGGCCATGTCGCGGACGTAGGCGGACCAGACGGTGCCGCCGTTGCGGAGGCCGTGGTCGAGTTCGTTGGTGGGCGGGGTTTCCCGGGGTGTCTCGGTCACTGGCCACCTTCCTTGATCAGCCACGCGTCGCGGACGTTCGCGAGGGCTTCCTTGAGCAGGGTTTCCATGAGCCGGAGTTCGCGGCGGCCGGTGCGGGCGAGGAGGTCGGGGGCGACGCGGTCGAGGTGGGTGACCTCGCCGCGTTCGCCGTCGACGTACTGCACGGTGTAGCCGGAGGCGGGCATGAGGATGGCGGAGCTGTCGGGCTGGGTGTGCGGATTGGACGTCATCGGTTCCTCCGGCGGGGACAGGTGCAGGTGAGGTGCTGGCAGTGCGGGCAGGGCACGGTCGCGGCGTTCACGAGGCCAGCTCCGGGACGCGCTCGGTGTCCCAGGCGACGCCGCCGAGCGCGGCGGCGTGGTGGGCGCGGGTCGGGACGCCGGGGATGCCGAGCCGCTGCCCGGCCATCGTGGCGAGGGTGAGCGCGTCCCATTCGTTGTCGTTGGCGCACTGGCATTCCTCGCCCCACAGCCGCGCCATGCCGACGGCGACGAGGTCCTTTCCGGCGTTGCCCTTGTTCGCGGCGAACTTCTTCACCACGTTCGGCGGAGCCATCGCGACGTCGTGGTGGTCGAGGAGCAGGGTGTCCACGATGGACCACCACAGCCCGGCCCGGTCCCACATCGACCCGGTGTTCCGGGAGAACGCGGGTGCCTCGATCAGGACGAGGTCGGCGTTGAGCGCGAGCTGGGTGACGCGGTCGACGATGCGGCGCAACCGGTCGTTGCGGGCACGGAGGCTGTCACCCTTGTGACCGGCGCTCTTGATGGTCTGGATGCGGTAGAGCGGGCCGCCATTGTCGAGGTAGCTGGTGTCGAGCGCGGCCACACCGGTGCCGGTGAGCGACGGGTCGATGCCGAGAACGCGGGTCATTTCGGTGGCTCCAGGTCGTTCGGGTTGTGGAGGATGACGGCGGCCATGACGAACGCGAGCTGGTCGGTCGGGCCGAGGAAGAGCAGGGCGAGGATGGCCGCGATGAACCAGGCGGCTTCGTGGGCGAGTTCGCGCCAGTGCTTGAGGTCGGTGGCCGTGGTGGGCTGGCCGGGGTCAAGGGTCACGATCCACCCGACTTTCCGCCGGAGGTCCCGGCTTTCGCACCGGTGCCACCGGTGCTGCCTGCCTTGATCCCGAACCCGCCGCGCTGCACCGCGGACACCTGCCCGCCCGACTTCGGCACGCCTTTTGCGATCGGGGTTCCGGCCGGGACAGTGCGGACGGCGGGGCTGTTCGGCGGCATCCGTTGCCCGACGGGCGGGATGTAGGCGTTCCCGGCGGACAGGGGCATCCACAGGAAGTAGGCGCCGACGCCGCTGCCGTGGCCTTCGTCGTCGTAGTCGCCGCACGCGTCGTCGTCGAGGCGTTCCTGGGTTTGCTCGTTGACGCAGATCGCGGCGTACTGGGCGTCGGGGTCGGCGAAGGCGTCGCATCCGGACGCGAGGAACAGGGCACCGGCGATGCCCGCGTAGCCGAGGACGCTCCCCCGGCCCTGCTTGCGGTCAGTCACCGGGCACCTCCGGGAAGGCCTCGGCGGCGGGCACGAACGGCGCGGGCGGATCGGTCTCGTCGCCGTGCGTGCGGTAGCAGCCGACGTCTCCGCATCCGAGGTCCGGGTGCGCGACGACGTGCCCGACCGAACAGCAGTCCTCGCAGTGGCCGGGATCGCCGACGGACTGCCGTTCGCTGTTGCTGCCGCACAGTTCGTGCGGCATCTGCCGGTACGGGAACCGCGGCTCGGATTCCACCGCGTCTTCGTCACTGTCCACAGCGGACGGCGAAGTCGGCGCGGGCACGTACCTGTCTTTGGTCTCGTCGTAGGCGACGCGCTCGCCGTTCGGACCGAAGTAGATGCTCACGGCGCCGAGGTTGTCCCGCCTGAGTCGCGGCTCGGGCTCGGCGGGCTGGTCGCCTTGCAGGGCGGCCGGGATGGCGCGGATGCTGCGAAGCCAGTCGTAGACGAGGTCCATTGCTCGGCGGGCGCGGAGTTCGGTGTACGGCACGTCGTCGTCCTCTTCGGACACCGGGTGCACGAGGTTCACCGCGTCGGACATCTGCTGGAGCGCGCCGACGGGGAGCGTGGTGTTCTCGATCTCGGAGCGCAGGCGTTCGATGCGGGCCGTCAGCTGGTCCCGCTCGCGTTCGAGCGCGTTCCGTTCCCGGAGTGCCTTGTCCCGCTGGGCGGTGCGTTCGAACAACTGCCGGTTCCGCTGCTGGTAGTCGGCGCGGGCTTGGCGAAGCTCGGCGCGTTCGCGTTCCCGATCGTCGAACAGTTCGACCGGCACGAGCAGACCACGGCGGGCGAGCTCCTGGACGGCGACGACGTCGGTGATCGACGGTTCGCTGCCGGGCGGGGTGCCGAGTTCTTTCGAGACGACCTGGTGCACGACGCGGGCGGCGAGGTCGATCACGGCGTCGCGGGCGCCGGCGGTTTCGGTCTGGTCGGTCACGGGTTCACTCCTCCCCGCAGTAGCAGCTGTCGAGGGGCGCGTGGCAGTCCCGGCAGATGCCCGCTGAGACGTGGTATGGCTCGGGTTCGGCCCAGTTCCCGAGCGGGCACGGGATCGCGATGGACGCCTGGCAGCCGCCGTCGGGGTCGGTGTCGGTGCAGCCGCGCGGGCAGGTCTTCTGGTCAGCCACGGTCGGCCTCCAGGTCTTTGATCGGCTGGCCGTTGCGGAACGCGGTGTTCCCGATGACCCGGTCTGCGGCGCACGGGACGATGCCGGGGCCGTCGCAGCCCGTGCAGTCGTCGGCGTGCTCCGGCTCCACTGTGGACTGTTCGCATTCGGCGCGGGCCTGGGTTCGTTGCAGCCGCGCGATTTCGGCCGCGATGAGCTGCCCCGCCTTCACGAGGTTCGTGAGGGCGTCACCGGGCTTGAAGCCCTCGTACGCCCACGGCCACAGCTGGCCGGGGCGCAGGCACGCCGGGGCACCAACCGTCTCGCCGAGGTAGGCGGCGGCCGCGTACACGAGCTGACCGTGGACGTAGCCGTCGTCGCCTTCCGGGGTGCGTCCCTCAACGTCGACGACGCGGCGACGTTCAGCGGCGATGAGGGCGATCTCGTCCGGCGACGGCTCGTCGAGGAACGGCATCACCGCGGCCGTCGCGACCTCCGCGAAGGTGGAGAGCGGGTGGTTCGAGTGGTCGCCGCCATCCCATCTGTGCACGGCCAGTGCGTCGGCGATCGCGCCCGCGACATGCTCGGCGAGTGCCTGCCCGCCGCCCGGCAGCGGCTTCGCGAGCAGGCCGAGGTTGTTCAGCCCGCGCGCGACGGCGAGGTCGATGCGTCGGTGTGTCGGTCCGCCGATGAACGGCGCGAGGTACGAGGCGGCCAGCGCGACCGGACTTTCGTCGTCCTCGTCGAGTTCGGGCCCATCCACGTCCGGCAGCGGCGGCCGCCAGCCGTCCTCGAGGAGCGCGGTCGCCACGTCGCCCGCCAGCCGGTAGACGCTCTGGTCGTCGAGCGAGTAGTGCTGGACGCCCGCCGTGGCGACGATCCCGAGGTTCTGCCGGGCGGATAGGACCTCGACGAGCCGGTCGATCAAACCGGCCCTGATTTGCGATCTCCCGTTTCCGGCATCCAGGGACACCGGGACACCCGGGTTCGTGGCTCCAGCGACGGATGGGGCGGGGTTTTCGTGGTGCTGAGCATGATCGTCCGACCCCGAAGTCAGCCCGCCGTGGTCATGATCTTGGACTGCCTCGGCGAAAGCCCTGACGTGGAAGTCCGGGTTCGGGCCGAGTTCGTCGGTGAGTTTCCGGGCGGCGTCGAGGATCACGTCGCCGGTGCCGGGCTCAGGCAGGGCGAGGGCGTCGAGGTGGGCGAGGACGGCGTAGCCGGTGCCGATGAGGGCGGCAATTCCAGCGTTCTCGCCTTCGATCCAGGCGGTCGCTCGACGAAGGTAATCCTCGGCGCGGTCGCGGTGGGTCTGGTCGGTCACGGGTTCTCCTGATCGGTGGTGCGGGCGGGGTGGTAGCCGCGGAGCGGGACGCGGCCGCCTCGTCCGGCGCGGGTGCAGCGTTGGCGGGGTGCTGCGTGGCAGGCGGGGCAGTCGCGGAGGAGCGGCGATGTGGCGAGTTCGTCGGGGAGTTCTTCGGCGGGGACGAAGCCGGCGCCGGGGGTGTCTTGCCAGAGTCCGGTGCGGAGGTTCGCTCGGCCGCGTCGGCGGGTCATGGGATGCCTCGTCGGTTTCGGCGGCCGGTTCGGCAGACGAAGCACCCGCCGTCGGGGTCGAGGTAGGTCGAGCAGGCTTCGCAGATGGGTGGGTCGGCGGCTGTGGATGGGGCGTGAAAGTTCGGGGGTTCGGCGGGTCGGTCGCGCGCGGTGGTGAGTTGCGTTGGGTGGTGACCCGTAGTTGTGGTCTCTTTAGGTGGTTGGTCACTTGGTAGTTGCTCGCCTGGGGGAGCGCTCAATCGCTCAAATCGAGCGCTCATTCCGTCCGTAACGGTGTTTTCCGAGCGGTCATTCGGTTCGGGCGCCTCGGTTTGACCGCTCTCCTGAGCGAGCGGAGTTTCTTCTTTATCCACAGGGGAATCCGAGTTATCCACAGAGGACAGTCCCGATTGACCGCTCTCCTGGTAGAGCGGAGTTTCCGTTTCGTCGTCGGAATGAGCGCTCTCCTGGGCGAGCGGTGAAACCGGGGCGATCGACAGCACCCGCTCCGACGGAGGCAGCATCGGGATCCGCGTGAACAAGTCCTTCGGCGCCGTCAGCCGGTACTCCGACGACTTCCCTCGACCACCCCGCCCGCCCCCACGAGACACCAGCGCGATGAGCCCGTACTCGATCAGCGCGGCCAGATGCTTCCGGACCGTGCTCTCCCCCTGCTTCATCACCGCGGCCAACACAGCCGGTCCGGGCCGCACACGCGAACCGTCCGCGTCCGCGTACGTGGCCAAGGTGAGCGCGGTGTACTTCAACCGCATCGGCAGGTCCGCGCGCCGGATGATCCGCTCCCAATCGAAGCGGCCACACGGCTGCACCATGTCGTCGTCGTGCACGGCGGTCATGCCACCCGCCCGTCCCGGATCGGGGTGACCTGCGCGGCCAGCTCCCCCGCCTCGGCCGCAGGGACACCGAGCGCGCGGAGACGGCGGTACTCGTGCGGGTTGCGGTGCCAGCGAAGGAGGTCGTCGGCCGTGCGGTCGTCGGGGACCATGGCGGCGAGGAGGACGGCGAGGGCGCGGGCGCCGGCGAGCGGGTCTCCGTAGAGCTGCTCGGCGTCGGCGAGCATCGCGTCCACGTGCATGGGGTCGTCGCGGCGGACGGCGTGCACGAGCTTCTCGGCTGAGGGCACAAGGGTTTCGAGGTACCGGTCGCCGGTGAGTGCGGTACTGGACACGAGGGGCCTCCTCTCGGTGTTGGTGGGGTGGCCTGGCCGGACCGCGGTGAGCAGGTCCGGCCAGCGCCACGACTTGTTGGGCGTCAGCCCCGTTGTTCGACCTCGCGGGCGAGCAGGCCGAGGTCGCCGGGGTCGGGCCACATCGAGTCCTCCCCCGCTTCCTCGATGAGGTCGTCGAGGGTGTTGAGGACGCTCACGACAACGCCGCGGATGGCGGCTTCGGTCATGCCGGGTGCGGCGTCGCGGGCGCCGTTGAGGAGTCGGGTGATGTCGTCACTCATTCGTCGTCACCGTCCATCTCGTCGTCTGCGGGTTCCTCGGTCTTCAGCTCGGCGATGACCTTCAGCACTTCGTCGAGCCCTTCCGGCGCGACGAGGACTTCGCGGGCGCGGCCGCCGAAGTAGGGACCGACGATGCCGAGCCGGAACAGGTCTTCGAGGAGCCCGTCCGCGCGCTTGGCGGTGATGCGCAGGCCTCGGGTCAGTAGCGACGGGAGCGCGTACTGGGAGGTGATGACGAGGTCTGCGGCTTTGCCGAGTTCGCGGGTGTCGCGCGGGAGGGCGGGGAATCCGGTGATGACGCCGGACGACTCCCGCACCCCGGACGGGGTGAACGTCTTGGGCGGCGGCGGGGTGTCCCGCTTCGGGATGGGCGGCAGGTCCGGGGTGTGGACGTCGCCGGACGGCTCGTGTCCGTTCGACGGGGATTCCTCGAGATCCCAGCGGATCGGGGCGAGGGCGCCGCGGTAGTGCTCGCCGATCTGGACGAGGAGGTAGCGGTTCTGGTGGGTGCGGAACAGCTGGATCGGTTCACCGAGCTTGGACGCGACTTTGGTGAAGGGGGCGAGGCGGGCGGCGCCGATGTCTGTGCGGTTCGCGACGGGGACGAGGCCGCCTTCGCTGGAGACGTAGGCGTCGACGCCGATGTGTTCGAGGATGTGCCAGAGGCGGCGGGGGAAGTCGTCGACGACCTGCTCGTGGAACGACAGCTGCACGCCGTCCTCAAACAGGTTGGGGTCTTCGGACACGGTGACGTGGCCGAGGTCGATGGAGATGTGGACCTGGTGGCCTTCGCCGTCTTTGTCCTTGCTGGCCTTGGACTTGAACGTGGCGATCACGGCCTTGACGTCCTCGATGCCCCACAGCGAGGGGCGGGCGAGCTGGCCGTAGGCGACGACGTTGGTGTGCCCGACGGCGAACCGGTCCGTGCTCGTGCCGACGAGAAGGTCCTGCCTGCCCGGTTCGGCGCCGCGCTCACCGCGGGTGGTGTGGAGCAGGACGCCGGCGGTGACGCCGTCGTTGCGGTCGCTGCTCGCGGTGTGCTGCAACAGCTTGAGGAGGTCGATCAGGTCGGCGGTTTCGACTTTGATGCTGCTCAACGGCGGTGTCCTTTCTGGACTTTCTGGAGCTCGGGAAAGTCGGTGATGATCTGGTCTTCGGGGAGTCGCCGTCGTCGTGCGGGTCGGCGGGGCTTGGGTGTCCGGTGGGTGTCGCCTTCGTAGATGGCGTTGCACGTCGGGCCGCGCTGTCGTTGCACGCTCACGGGGTCGGTGAGCGGGCGGTGGCAGCGGCGGCACTCGGTGCTCATCGCGCGGTGACCTCCTTCCGGCCGGCGAGCGACGCGGCGGTGATCCGCGGGTACGGCACGGCTTCGACGTCGCGCACGAGCGGGTGCAGGAGCACGCGGAGCTGGTCGATGTCGCTGTCGTTCATCGCGCACCCGCCAGTTCCCGGGCAGGCTCCAGCGCGGGCTGCACGTACATCCGGGTGCGGCGCTCCGGGCGCGGGAACAGGCCGTCCATGTCCGGCGGTTCCGGGCGCGGCCGCGGTTCTCCCCCGCCGTCGCCCGGCGCGCGGAACTCGATGCAGTGGTACTGGTCCGCCATGGAGTAGCGGCCGTGCTCGTCGCGTGGGCCGTCGAGCCATTCCGCCGGGGTGCGCTGCATCAGCGAGATGAGGACGAGCGGGCATCCGGTCTTGACGAGCCCGTTGCGGAACGGCGCGTCGCGCAGGCAGCGACGGCACCAGTTCGCCATCCACGTCTCGCCCTCGGTGCCGTTGGAGAAGGCGGGAACGTCGCGGGAGCGGGCGAACGCTTCGTCGTAGTCGATGCTCACGAGGTCACCGCCCGCCAACTGTCGACGGCGGAGCAGACGAGCGCGAGGCGGCGCGGCCCCATGCCCGGCAGCTGCGCGAGCGTCGAACGGGCCACGGTTGCCCGGTGCGCGTCGACCAGTTCCGCGACCGCTTCGGCGGTGTCGTGGCCCGCGCTCCGGAGCGGCCCGGTCTGGTGGTGGCTCAGACCGTGCTCGTGCAACACCTTGATGTCGGTCACGCGGACCACCGCCCGTCCAGCTCGGTCCGGATTTGACCGAACAGCGCGTCCCACGGCTCGACGTCCGGCACGACCTCCTCGACCTCGACGCCGGCGCCGCGCGGCCACGGTTTGCCGCACTCGCACGGCCCCGGCTCGGTGCCGGGTTCGGCGACTGGCCACTGGCAGACGTGCATCACGACTGCCTGCTCGTCGGCGATGGCGTCGAGCGTCGCGTTCGCGTTGGCGAGATCCCGTTGGGCGGCGGCGAGTTCGTTGGCGAGCCGGGCGTTGTCGGCCTGGAGGAGTTCGACACCTCCGTGCGGTTGGCCTTCGGCGTCACGCAGCTGTGCGCGGGCGGTGTCCCGCTCGGCGCGCGCCTCGTCCAGTTGGGTCTTCAGCTGGACGACCTCGATCTTGAGCGCCTCGGCCGTCGACTTCAGCCTGTCGACCGCGCCGTCGCGGGTGGCGACCATGTTCCGGAGTTCGGTCACCCGCGCGTCGAGGCGCCGCTTGTCGGCCTGGAGCTTCTGCACCTGCTCGTCGTCGACGACCGGGATGCCGCCCGCGGTGAGCGGTCCGACGATCTGCGCGCGCACGGCGTCTGCGAGGTGGCCGAGGTCGCCGGGTTCTTCGCCGGTGTGCTTCTGCTCGGCGCGGCGGAGGACGACGAGCGGGTCCGGGATCTTCGGTACGGTCGCGGTCACACGATCACCTCGCCGTCCGGCTCCGGCAGGTGTACGTCGATGATCTTGCGGCGCTTCGGCGCGGCGGTGATCGCGGCGAGTTCTGCGGCCAGGTCGCCGTGGTCGTCGTAGAACTGGGCGCCGGTGCCGTCTTCTTCCCAGTAGGCGCAGCAGCGGGGGCAGGTCCAGTTGTCGCCGTCGTGGTCGACGTGCTCGTCGCATCGGGGGCAGATCGGCGAGATCCACTCCAGGTCGCCGGGCGGCGTGGTGAAGCCCTTGGCTTCCCGCTCTCGCTTCGAGCAGTTGCACAGGTAGTAGCGGGCGCCTCGCAGGTACTCGCACTCACTGTCGTGCTCGCCGCGCTCTACGGAGGCGAGGAAATCGTTACCTGCCCGGACGAAGAATTTGTCCGGGTCACCGGTGCACTGGTCCGCGACGCGCAACGCCGCTTCACCGGGAAGCAGCCTCGGCAGGCTGATGGTTTCGGTGCTCACGCGATCACCTGCGCCTTCTTCAGCAGCTGACGCGCGGCGTCGACGCGTGCCCAGTCGGCCGGATCGCCGCCGGTATCCGGGTGCGCCTTCCGCGCCGCGCGGCGGAGCATCAGCGGAGCGGCGTCGCGGACCGCCACGTCCCGAACGTCCCGGCGCGCCATGTCGGCGAACTCGACGAGCCACCGGAGCGCGGCGTCCACCGAGTCGAACTCGGCCGGGGCCGCGGCTTCGATGGCTCGCCAGCCGGTGTACTGCTCGCCGTGTCCGGCGATTCCGTACCGGTCCAATGCGCGGAGGTGCTGGAGTCCGAGCGCGATCGCGCGCAGGTTGATCTGCCAGTCGGCGGGTTCGCCGGAGTACTGGGCGCGGAACGCGTCGCACGGGTAGGTCAGCGCACCCAACCGCTCCGAGGTGAAGCTGAGCGCGACGCCGGGATGCCGGACGTTCGCCTTCGCGCGGAGCATCCCGTCCCGGCGGACGTCGGCCTCGTCGGCGACGACCCGTACCGCGACCGCGCCCTGCACGTCGAGGTGATCCAGCTCCGTGACGAGCAGCTTGACCGTGGACGTGAAGTTCGCACGGAACGGATTCCCCTTACGTCCCTTCGTTTCCGGGTACTGCCACGTAGGCATGGGCTCGATCTGCCACTCCATCAGGCACCGCCGAGGAGGCCGAGACGGAACCCGATCAGCACCGCGTGCGCGCCGTCCCGGGCTTCGAGCTTGCGGAACAGCAAGCGCTTGTAGGTCTTCACGCTCGCCATACCGACGCCGAGCCGATGCGCGATCTCCGGCCCCGGGATTCCGTCGGCGATCAACTCCAAGACGTCGCGCTGGCGGGCCGTCAACACGACCTTCCGCGCCGACTTGCTCGACGGCACCGAGCCGGACCGGTTCCCGGCCCAGTACAGCCGCGTCCGCTCCAGCGTTTTGCCGATCTCGGCCCGGGGGACGTCGATGTTCCCGAGCGCGCCGGTCACCGCGTCGCTACGCGGGACCTCGGCGAGCGCGACACCGGCCTTCGCCAGGTCAGCGAGCACGGTCTCCCGCGTCGCGTCATCGACCACCAGGACGGTGGGGATGTTCAGAGCCATGGTGTTCTCCTTCGGGCCGCGTCCCCCGCGGCGGCGATGTCGGCGAGTAGCCACATGGGCGCCTCGACCCTCGCTTGTGGACGGTCCTCGCGGACCGCGATGTTGGTGCGCGTGACGAGGCGACGCAGCGACTCTCGCCACTGCCGGCGGTTCACGACGCCACCTCGAACAGTCCGGCGGGCTCGGCGACCGGTGGCCGCCACCGCTTGGGCGGCGGCTTGATCCCGATCAGCTCGGCGGCGTCCTCGCGCAGGTGCAGTTCGGCGCACGTGAACGCGCCTTCGCGGCACTGCTGCTCCTGGAACGTCCCGGCCGCACCGCGGTTCTTCGCGCGGTACGCGGCTGCCCGGCTCCGGGCGGCGTGCTCGGCCATCGCTTCCGCGGCTCGCGTGAGGTACTGCGCGGCGAGCCGACGCGCCTGCTCCGGGACGGACAGATCGACGGTGTCGCTCATGCCGCCACCGCCTTGCGTGCGGCCTGCTCGACCTCGCCGAGTTCGAGCGGCCCGACGAGACCAGCGGACCTCAGCCACTGGCCTTCATGGAGGACGGAGACCTCGATCGTGTGGCCGGACAGGATCCGGCCGCGGACGTGCAGGTGGCCGATCGGTCCGGCGGCGAACCCGGTGATCTGTTCGTCGTCGAGGTGCCTCGCCCACTTCACGAAGAGGGCGGTGTCCTGGTCGGGCAGGAGGAACGAGATCCGGACCGCGTTCGCCGCGAACTGCTTGATCGCGTGGTCGCCAATCCGCCACCGCTCGGCGTGCTCGACGACGTGCAGCAGGGTGTGCAAGGTGGTCACCGGATCCACCGCCCCACCAAGTCGATGAGGCTGAGCAGGAAGACCGGGCCGAGGGCGGCGATCGCCAGGCACACCCCGACGACGACGGCCCACGCCTTGACGACCTCCATGCGGTCGCCGCCGTTGGTGAGCTTCGGGTGCTTGCTCATGACGCCACCGCCGGGCGGTAGGTCTCGATCAGCTCCTGCATCTCCCCGACCTCTTCGGCGAGGTCGAGGTACCGCAGGGCTTTCGTCGCCTCGTCCCGGGTTAGATCCTTTGTGGACTCCAGCCCGGGGCGGCCGACGATGCCCGCGACGAGCGCGAGCCGATGCTTGCGCTCCTTCGCGCCATGCTCGACGAGCCCGATGTTGAGCACGGTCAGCTGGCCACGACTCGCCATCTCTACAACCGGGGCGTTCACGACGTCGCTCCGGCCGTGGCCTTCGCGACCGTGTCGGCGAAGGTGTTTTCCTTGACCAGTGCGGCGATCCGCGTCATGAGGTACTTGTGCTGCGAGACCGTCAAGTCCCGGAAGGCGCCGATCGTGGAGTCGGTCATCAGGTTGATCACGGCGACCTGGTCGACGCGGGTCTTCACACCGTTCGCGCTGAGCAGGTTCACCAGCTTCGCGACGTCGACACTGGCGACCTTCGGCTCCGGCCCGGCCTGCTCCGCGCCATCGGCCGAGCCGTCCTCGGTGTCCGGCGCCTCCGGCTTCCCAGCCTCCGCCACCGGCTCGATACCGTCGCCGTCGACCTGTTCGGCCGGAGCCGGAACGACCTCGGAGGCCGGTGCCGGCTTCTGCGCGGGCACGGTCTCCGAGTCTTTGAAGTCCCTTACCGACGGGAGGTCCGACTCGAACTCGTCGTCCCGTGTCGTCTCTCCGGCCGCGAGCGACCGGCCGATGACGGTCAACGCGGCGACATCCTCGACGGTCCATGCGTTCGAACCGCGGCCCTGCTTTTTCTCCAGCTGAGTACGGGTGACGCCGATCTCCTCGAACCGGGCGATCAAATTGCGGATCCGCACCGGCAGCGGCTCGCCGCCGCCCTCCTTCAAAGTCTTCTCACACAAGGCTTTCGCGCGCTCGACGAACCACGGCGGCAGGATGTTGATGATGCACTCCCGGAGACGACGGGCGCCCGCGTTCGCGTTGTTCTCGTAAATGTCGCGCATGTCGACCAGGGGCTCCGGGCCGGTGCGCTTGTCTCGCTTGTGCGGCACGATGAACTTCGTGGAGACGCGAGTGTTGGTCTCCAGGTCCCATGCCCACGCCAGCATCTCGGACTGGCCGAGCACGTCGTCGCGGCTCAGCTCGTCGACCTGCGCTTCGGCGTTCCCCCAACAGCGCATCAGATCGCGCGCGAGGTAGACCGAAGGGCCGGACACCATGCTGCCGCCGCGGCTGAATCGGAACTTCGCCTTCTCGGCCATCTCCATCTGCGAGCACGACTGTTCCATCGCGGCGATGGCGGAGTCGATGTTGCGGGGCCGGTTCTGCGCGACGATCACGCGCGCCTGTACCTCGGCAATCGCACGGGACTGTTCGACCGCCGTTGCCTGGCCGATCCGCGCGGGGGCGGCGGCGTTTGTGGGCAGCGCGATTTCCTTGCCGTTACTGGTCATTTCTTGATCCCCTTGATGTTGTAGTCGCCCCGGTCGAGTGCCTGCTCGTAGCCGCGTTCGGCCCAACCGGGCACGCCGGAGGCGATGATGTCGGTGGCGTATCCGGGCCACGTATCCGTTGCGAGGCAACGGGAGTAGAGGTTGATCGCGGCCCGATTGAGGACCGTGCCCCAGTCGTAGGCGGTCTTCGTGATCGCGCTGACCGTGACGACGTACGGCGGGGTCTTCTCCTGCACCACGAGCAGCGGAACCGGCTTACCGGTCAATCCGGTCTCCAGCGCGCCCTCGCAGTAGAACGCCATCTGCTGGTGGTAGCCGCGGTCGTAGTTCATGCGCTCGATCGCGGACGGCTCCGCCGAGCGGGCCGTCTTGTAGTCGATGATGTAGACCACGTCCGAGTCCGGCGCCGGGCGCGCGAAGTCGACCCGGGCGCGGAGCATCACCCCGGTCTGGACGTCCTTCCACACCAGCGTCAGCTCGGTCCGGCCCTTGCTCGGGTCGAGCAGCGGGCCCGCCGCCGGGTCCTCGCGCAGGGCGAGGGCCATGTCCTCGACGAGGTCGTACTCGTGCAGGAGCAGCGGCACCTGCCCGGCCGCGTACGCCTCGTCGCGGGCGATCTGCGCGTCCTTCTTCCGGTAGTCGTCGAACTCCAGCAGCTTCAACTCCGGGCCGGTGCCGAGCACCAGGTGGTGCGCGGCGTGCCCGACGTCGAACTCCCGCTTCGGCGCGCGGCCGTGCAGCTGGTCGTAGCGGAACTTCGCGGGGCAGTTGGGCGGGAGCAGCGCGCGGGCGCCGGTCGAGGACAGCGAGCCGCCCTCGACCGGGTCCGCGTGGTAGACCGCGTCCGGGATGTCCTCGAAGATCCCCGGCTTCGCGATCTTCACGTCGAGCGCGAGCGCGGTCACGACGTCACCGCCAGAGTCCGCTCGGCGACGAACTCCTCGAACCGGGCTTTGAGCCCCTGCCAGGATTCGGCGCCGTCCTGCTTGGCGTAGAAGGTCCCGAAGTCGGGAGCGGCGTCCAGGCCGATGCGAGTCTCTCCGGCGTCGAGACGTCCGTACGCGTATCCGATCGCGACCAGGCGGGCGTTCACCCGCTCGCGGTGCGCCATCTGCTCGTCCAACGTCTTCATCGGCGCACGTCCTCAGGTCCGCACACCTTGTTGCCCATGGTGTGGCAGTCCCAGCACGGCTGGTCTTCCTCGCACACGGCGACCGGCGTGCCGTCCTTCTCGACGCATCCGGTCGCGCCGAACAGCGCCGCGACCACGGTGGCCGCGACGATCCCGGCGAACCCGATCCGCTCTCCCAAGCCACGCACGAACCGCGCGTCGTTCGGCGGCGACTTCGGGCGCGGCGCCTCCTCCTCGACGATGCGGTCGAGCGTCCGGGACGCCTTCCGCACGTTCAGGTTGTCCGCCACCGTCTTCGCCGCTTTCTTCACGATCTCGGCAGCCTTTTCCTTGCTCATCAGGAAATCCACCGCCCGTCCGACTGACGCAGCTCCACGCCGACTTCACCGGAGGTACGGCACTGGCCGAGCATTTCCTCGTAGAGGTGACCGGCCTTGTACGCGCAGCACCAGCACACGGTCTGCTGCTCGGTGTGCGCGGTACCGGCGTGCACCAGGTTCGGGTCAGGGTCCGGGGTGAGCCGGATCGTCGCCGGGTGTGGCTCGTCGTGGTGCCGGTAGTTGCAGGCGTCGGCGCCGTCCTCGCCCTGGTGCGCGACCTCGTCGTACTCGGCGCGCAACGCGGGCGACCCGAGCAGGCCGGGCGTCATGTACTCCGGGACCAGGTACTCCAGCTGGACCTCGACACGAGCGGTGGTCACAGGAACCACGCCCCGATCCCGGTCCCGGCCACCACGAGCGCGGACAGCGTCGCGACGACGATCCGGGCGATGGTGCGCGAGTGCTCCAGCTCCCACCTCGCCGACAACCGCACCGTCGTCGCGACCTCGTCCACGATCCAGCCGAAGAATGCCAGCATCCGGAACCACACCATCGCGAAGAACGCCGTGACCCGCGTGCCCTTCCCAGCCGCGAGCGCCTCCAGCTCCGCGGTGTGCTCGGCGGCCGCGTCCTCGAACCCGTCGAGGAACGCCTGCGTCGGCTGCTCGTCCGGCTCGATCGCGTACCGGCGGCCGCCGTCCGTCACCTTCACAACCACGCCGTTCGGCAACGTCGGGCCATCCACGGCCGCGTGCTTCGGGGCCGTATCCTTCTGATCGATCATGAGAGGTCCTTTCTCTCTGGTCGCAGCCCGTCTCGTGTGCCAGCACGAGGCGGGCCTTTCTTTGTGGGGCTTGGGAATCAGGCCGCCTCACGCATGGCGGACGGCCGGGTCTCTACTTCGCGCGCGGGAGCGAACATCGCCGCCAGGCGGTCCCGCTGCTCCGCGGTAGGCGGCGGCCACGTCGAGACCGTCTTCGCCGCCCACGCGCGCAACTCCTCGCGGGTCACGACGCCTCCGCGAGGAGTGCCGACGTGTTCCGTCGAGGTGTCGTCTTCGTCTTCTCGCTGTCCTGCCGCGACGGCGGCGACGTCGGCTCACGCCTTGGGTTCTTCGGCGGCTCGCTGGGCGTGGTGCCGCCCGCCGTGATCTCGGCGACGACGGCCTTCACCTCTTCGCCGGGTCGGACGACCTGCTCGGCGATGCGGTAGATGCGGGCGAGCGTGAGTGAGTCACGTCCGGCGAGTCCGTTCCTGAGCGAGCCCCACGGGATCTCGGTCGCCTCCGCGAGGGCTTCCGTCGAGGTGATGTTCGCCTCGGCCAGGCGGTGCTTCACCGCCTCCTTGTTCAGCTTGGGCAT